TTACCATCCGGTCAACACGCGGGGGGTAGGGGTGCCCCCCTAGGGGCCCGCGCGCCGCGCGTCCCCTGTGACCCCGTCTGCCGGAGTACACCCAGTCTACCACACACCCACCCGGCAGCGCAACCCCCTCTGCGCTGCGAGTCTGCGCCACCCCAGCCGGCGTACCCCGCACCCTGCCTACCCGCCCCTCCCCGGCACGTGCGCACCCCAGCTGCACACCCCACCCTGCCCTGCCTACCCCTGTACCCCGCACCCCCTGCTGCCCCACAGCACCCCCTGCCTGTGCGACGCCCTGTGCCCCGATGCGACAGTGCCTCGGCACCGAGGACGCGTACGGGCTCGACGCTGCCTCGGCTACGGGATGCGATGCTGCTGCTCGGGATCGACGGGGCTCCGCATCGAGGAGGATGCCCGGCTTCGAGATCGAGCTGACGTTCCGGGATCGAAGCTCGCGTTCGACGTCGATCGGATCGATGGATCGGGGGTCGAGTTCGTCGGATGCTTCGGCCTTCGGGGTTCGATCGCGCGGCGGATGGCGGTGTGGATCAGCCTTCGATGGGGCCAGCCACCGGTGTTCGAGGTCGATCGCGTGGTTCGAGGGGGTGATTGGTCCTCTGCCGCGACGAGACAGGTCGACGGGTGCGGTCTATCGAGAGGCAGGTGCTCGTCGCTCTGCGGGGCTGTGAGAGGGCAGCAATCGGCACCGAGGCACGATGGCTCGGGATGGGATCGGGTCTCGACGTGGTACGGGCATGAAAAAACCCCCGCCGTAGCGGGGGCTTCGTGGGGCTCCGGGGGTTACCGGGCGACGCGGACGTTGATCCGCTGGTGGATGTCCACCATCCCGTTGAACCGGACGAAGGTCCGATCCGACTCGATGCGGCGGACCACGAGGTCCTCGGGGGCGAGGACGGTGCCTGCACCGGCGACGATGGTGTCGCCGACCACGACCTCGGCGGCCGGGATGGTGATCAGGTTGGTGTTCATTTCGAACTCCTTTCTTCGTTCGGACTCTCCGACTGATGAGCGCGGTAGCCGGGGGACCACCCCGGGCGAGGTGACTCAAGTATGCGAGGCGACGCGGTTACGTGTCAAGCGTGCGAATTCGAACCCCGATCGGTTACGGGTCAAAGGAGCTCGACGTCGACGCTGTCGGCCGACTCCTGACATTCCGCACCGCTGACACCGGATCGGTGTGTTCGAGGCTCAGCGTGGAACGTGGAACGGAGTTACGAAGTCCTTCCGGGTCGAGGCATGAGAAAGCCCCCGACTCGAAAGCCGAGGGCGTGGTCTCGAACCTCGGGACTCAGCCGCGGAGGTCGTCGATGTGGATGCAGCCGACCTTGTCGGGGCCGAACTCGGGGGCGTAGCCCAGCACCTCGTCCTCCTGACACGGGAACGACGACTGATCGAACGTGATCGGATCAGCCGACGCGATCCAGCCGGGGGTGGCGATGACCGCGGGAGCGGCGAGCAGGAACAGGCCGGTGGCGATGCGGCGGGCGATGGTGGTCATTGGTGTCTCCTTCGAGTTGTGGATGGTTGATGGATGAGGGGATCGGGATGGCCCCGGTGTTACCCGGGGCCGAGGGCCGGGACTACCGGACGGCTGCCCGCCGGATGCCCCAGCCGATCGCGTCCGAGGCGGACATGATCATCCCGCCGTTGAGGCGGACCTCATCGCCGCCCCAGGGCTGAACCTGGACGCCGGCCTCGCGACCGAGGGCGATGGCCTGCTTCACGGTGCTGTTCATTTCGGGACTCCTTTCTGTCCGCCGGCCCTTCCGGGGGACTGTGAACTCGGTAGTCGGGGGATCGCCCCGATCGCGATGAATCAAGAATGCACGAACTGCGGTTACGTGTCAAGGGTTGCGTCGAAGAAACTTGATGCGTAACCTCGTGGACATGACCGCGGCACTCATCATCATCAGCTTCATCCCGGTGGTGCTCGCGGTGATCGCGGGCTACGCGGTCGTCAGCCAGCCTTGATTCGTAACCACTCAGAGAGAGGGCATCTCATGGACACCATCCGCATCGGAGACTCGGTCAGGTTCACCTCGCCCGAGGATGGCCGGGAGTACGTCGGCACCGTGACCAAGCTCGGTATGTCCGGCATCGCCACCGTCTGGTACGCGCACGACTACGGCACCGAGATGATCGAGCAGTCCGAGTGCATCCGCTCGACCCGTCTGGTGCGTGCCTGATGCTGCGTCGGGAGGACCTGCGGAAGGCCGCCAGCGAGGATGTGTCCGGGGTGAGCCGCGACGTGCTGGAGTTCAACTACCGGCTGCTGGCGAAGCAGTCGCTCGACATGATCGAGGAGCTCGATCGGCAGCACGGGCGTGAGACTGCCCAGCTGCGCGAGTTGATCGGTGTCGGTCAGATCGTCGCGGTGCTGCTGGCCTCGGCGCAGCGGGCGGGTAAGAAGACCGTCCGAGTCGACGACGTCCTCGCGCAGGCGTACGCGCGGCTGTCTGATGAAGGGTCAATTCCCGGGGCCGAGGGCGCCTGGCAATCCGCCGAGAAATTCCTCACTTGACACGTAACCGACAGATCGGTTAATGTAGACCTACAACAAAACAAAGGCCAGCAAGATTCAGGCGAGCCCAGACCGCGCGTTGACCCTGATGCAAATCCCGTGTAATGCGGAGCCCCGGCCCACAACATACTTTGAAGTCCAGCTCTGAGCCGTTGCACGTGGCTACGACGAGCTGGCACGAGCAGGCAGGTTCGCTCAGCCGACATCACCGCGCTGACCGTGTTCGATTCACGGCTGCTCACGCTGACTTGATTCGTAACCAACCTTAGGAGGTCACCATGAGTGCTACTGACACCCTCAACCCCACCCAGGGACTGAGCTTCAACCTGTCCGATCTCCACGGCTATGTCACCGGCACCCTCTACGGCGACTGGGGAACTACGGCGACCAGCGTGTTCGCTATGGCTGCTCGGCACGACGACCCCGAGGATGCGAAGTACAGAATGGTCCACATCGAGCTGGGACGGAAGATCGCGGATCGCTCGTACGGGTCTGAGTACACCGTCAAGTCCTGGCGGTGGATCGATCGGGACGACTTCGACCGGATCGTCGGTATGAACGAGATCCGAGCCTCGTTCGGGTGGCGGGCGGCATGACCATCCACATCGCATCGCGCGGGCCCGCTGGCTGGACAGCACGGGTGCTGTTCACCGCGGGCACCGTGCTCACGGTCGTCGACGAGCGAGGCCGGCGACACCTGATCGACACATCTAAGACCACTACACGCCGCATCGCGGCTTGACACGTAACGAGAGGAACACCATGACCAGCACACACGCGTGGTTCGCCACGCTCTCGACCCCGGAGCTTCAGCGCATGGTCACCTCGGTGAACCGTGTCGCGGCTGCTGCCGCTGCTACCGAGCTCGCGCAGCGAGGAGAGACCCGATGACCCTGAGCGATGCAATAGACCTGATCAACGACGAGCGCGTGAAGTGGCTCCGCTTCTGCGAAGCGGCCGCGGCCCGCGGCGACAAAGAGGACTGCCTAGTCTGCGGGGGCCGGGCTAGCGGCCTGGCAGACGCGCTGGTAATCCTGGCGAAAGTGGTGCCCTGATGAACGAGACAGAACTCAAAGCGTTCAACCAGATAATCGCGGCGTCGTACTCGCCGGCTGAGCTTCGCAAGCTGTACCGACGGAGCAACCCGGGCCTACCGCTGAGCATCGAGCTGGCGTTGTCGGTCGGAGCGATCGTCGCCGGGGCTGCGCTGATGTTCCTGATCACGAAAGCGGTGGGGCTGTGAGCGGGGAGTGGTTCGAGACCGAGTACGGGGCGATGCACCACTCGGACAACTGGCAGCTGGTCGCGAAGACCAACGGGTCGTACGACTTGTACCAGTTCGAGCGGGGTGATAACCCGTTCTGGTTCAAGATCCTGAACACCGATCTGGAGACAGCGAAGGTGTACGTCGAGTTCGTAGAGCGAGAGGACGTGGCATGAAGGTCAGCATCGAGTTAGATCACAGGGAGGCAATGTGGCTGATTGGCCTAGAGATGTTCCTCGACGAGTATCCGCCCGAGGAACTCGCAGCGACCGTGAAATCGCTCAGGCACCGAGCTGAGGAGGCGTTGAGGGCAGCCCTTCAGGCGTCCAGTTCTGCGAAAGATCGGCTCGCATGACCACTCCAGAACAGGTTTCGCCTCCCCGGGAGGATGGCGCAACGCCTCCCGGGGAGCTGCGGCTCACCGATCGTTGCGACGCGTGCTCTGCCGCGGCTATGGAGCGCTGGGAGAACGGTCAGTTCGAGCTGCTGTTCTGCAAGCACCACGCCGCCGTCCACGCTGAAGGGTTGTTCACCGCGTCGTGGGTGCGGACTGAGTCGTGGGCGTTCGTCCGAGAGAACCTGTCGGGAACCGTCGGGCTGAAGAGAGTGAGGCAGGTGTGACTAAGCGCCTGGCCTTCGTCGTCTGGTTCATCGTCGGCGCTGTGATGCTCGCAGCGGTCCTGGTAGCTCCGTCAGCGCGTGCTGACGGGTTCTCCGGGTGCGAGCACCGGTCGGTGTCTCACCAGCTGGAGCACGGCGGTCTGAGGGCCGATTCTGACTGGCACGTGGCACACGGTGACCTGCCGACGTGCGATCCGGAGAAGAAATCCGAGAGCAAACACGACTCAGCCGGCCCGGGCAAAGACCGCGGGAAAGACAAGAAGAGTCGCTACTGCCGGAAACGGTGGTACTGCTGACCAGCGGATCCGCTGCGGATCGAGTCGTGGTCTGGTAGCTGTAACGCCGGTATCGGTTGTGACGATGCCGGTTCAGCTACGAACTTAGTGACGTTTGACACTTGCGCCGGACTAGATCAAGTGGTCTACTTTCTCCCACGGGGGAAGAGTCCCAGTTCTGGGACACCAGAAAACTACGTCGCACTGTCAAGTATCGAGGGGGTTGTGCCTTGCGTTGTAACAAGATGCAAGATACGTTGGTCTGTAATACAAGGAGGACCGATGAGAACCACCAGAGAACAGCTCCCCCGCCTCTCGCTAGGAGTGATTGAGGCTCTGAAAGCTGCGGGGGAGACTGAGGCGGATATCGCCCGGATGTACGGTGTGACACCACAGGCTGTTTCATGGTACGTCCACACGTACGGAGGTAAATTGACCGCCCGGCAGGTTATCCGCCGCGAATACCCGTTCAAGGTACCCGAGCCTCTTTCTCAGTGCTCGCCGCATAAACGCCTGAGGGATCATGGCGAATACATGGCCACACGCGGCAACGGCATGAAAGAATACAAGCTGAAGCGTCTCCGGTCGTTTTACCGGATGCTTCGTGAGAACAATTGGGTTGTCGAGTTTGATCCGAACATCCCGCCTATACCCGGCGTCAGCAAATGCGGGGGTTGGGCATACAGGGAGCGCCAGGAATCCGACGAAGACCTACTCATCAGAGTCAACGAATACACAACTTTGTCCGAGATCGGACGTCACGAGATCTGGCGTTTCCCGAGCGTGGAGCCCTGATAACCACCCGCCCCTTTTCTTAGAAGAATGGTTTGCACCGCATGTTCGAGATCACTTCCCGAGTTATCGGTAAGACAATCGTCCCTACTCTGAACGTGGTTAAAGACGCGTATATCCGCGCAAATACACTCGATCTGGTCCCCGGTATTCGCGGCCTCCACGTTTACCGTTCTACGTGGCTAACCGACGACAGCTACATTTACCGGGAAGTGAAAGAATTCATCGACAGGTATTGCGAGCCTGATGCAGTCGAGCGCGAAGAGCGTCACGGCGACAAATACATCATGGGCGAAATCGGGGAGTTCCTGAGCTATATTCTCCGTCGCGAATATCAGCCCGCGGACTTCAACCCGTGCCCGTTGCTCGTGGAGCTGGGCCTGGCCAAAAAGCGCCGCTGCAACGCGGCCCGTAAATCTAAAGAGGAGGCAGCATCATGAGCAACATCTGGGATCAGCCGGCGTACCAACCCGGCTACTACCCGCAAGCCGACGCGGCCGCTCGTGCGGCCAAGCGGAAAGGCCGTATCGAGGGCTGGCTGGCTCTGGGAGCCATCGTGGCGCTGATCGTGCTGATGTCGATCAGCCCCAGCCATGCTCTGCTCGTGGTGTTCGGAACCGCGTACTTCGTCCCGACGATCGTCGCGTACTACCGGAAAGCTTCGCTGAAGCAGCCTGTCGCTGTGATCAACGTGTTCCTGGGATGGACGTTCATCGGCTGGGTTGTGGCTCTCGCTATGGCGGTGAAACGGTGAGTATGGAATGGGTTCGGCAAGCCTACGGAGTGCCTGCCCGCCGAGGCGGTCGGGTCAGGTTCTTCGGCACTGAGGGCACAATCACTAGCGCCTCCCACTACCTACGGGTTCGTACCGACGACGGTCGAAGGCTGCTGCTACACCCAACTTGGGAGGTCGAATATCTGTGACCGAAAACTTGACTCGTAACGATGACGAGGAGGAGACATGAAGCTCGCCGAACTGGTCGACAACATCATCACCGCCGAGACCGAGGTAACCGTCGAGTCCCTGACCGCAACCGTGCTGCGCGAGACTCCAGATGACCTGCTGGAAGACTTCTACGCAGAAGCCCTGCCGTTCTACCTGCGCACGCAGATCAACCTGACTCGTAACAGCGCTATCAACGCCGCCGCTACCGAGGTTCGTAGGCAGCCCGCTCCGTCCCGCAAGATGGCCGCTGTGCGCGACTACTGGCAACAAGAGCTCGACTCGATGATCGCAGTCGGAGACGGAGCCTACAAGCGCCTTCGTGACTGCACGTCCGCTGACCTCAAGGTCGCTATCGAGACCCGGTTGGCGCATATCCAGTCGGTTCAGTCGAAGATCAACCATTACGAGTCGATGATCGAGGCTATGACGCTGCAAGGCGTCGAGACAGTCGGAGAGCTGTCCGGCCCGGTCTCGTAAGAACTCCCCGGTAGACCATAAAGACGACGAACACCCACGATGACGTCGTTTACCGGGATCAAACCCCGAGGACCGGACCCATGTCCCCGTCACGGCAACTCGCCGCCACGCAGCCAACGGTCCGGTCCTCGCCCATTCTTCCCCTGAAGTTCCACTAGGACGAGCGACGCATCCAAGAGGATGACGAACTTCAGGGGCTTTTCTTACCCGTCAGCCATATCTCCGGCGAAAACCCAATGCTCACCCGCTGACGGGGACAGCTTTACCTGCGTCCCAAAGTACGCGCGAAACCCAAATTCGCAGCGGGCGCAGGTAACTACTTCAAGGAGGAATCACCGTGTCTGAATACGCAATCCTCGGGCTCGCCGCCGAGACGGTCGACGATCTTGAGTCGGTCCGCATCGCGAACGAGAACCGTCTGCGCTCCCTCACCGATCCGAAGCTGTACGGCTTGGACGTCCGACACCCGGACGTCGCCGCGCTCGCGGTGATGGTCGAGCAGCTCAAGGAGACCGAAGCAGCCGCGGTGAAGAACCTTCAGAAGCGGATGCGCAAGCATCCTCTCGGGCCGTGGGTCAAGCAGGCTACCGGAGTCGGTGAGAAGCAGGCCGCGCGCCTGCTGGCCTCGATCGGCGACCCGTACTGGAACTCGCTGCACGACCGCCCACGTACGGTGTCCGAGCTGTGGTCGTACTGCGGCTACGGTGACGCCTCCCGCCAGGTTCGCCGTAAAGGCGTCCAGGCGAACTGGAACTCTGATGCCAAGGTCCGGGCGTTTCTGATCGCGACGTCGTGCGTGAAGTCGAAAGGCGTCTACCGAGACGTCTACGACGAGGCGCGGAGGAAGTACGCCGACGCGGTTCACACGTCCGAGTGCAAGCGCTGCGGACCCGCTGGTAAGCCTGCTCAGCCAGGCTCCCCGCTGTCGCTCGGCCACCAGCACGCTCGTGCTCTGCGGGCGATCTCGAAAGCTGTCCTTAAGGACATGTGGTTGGAGTCAAAGCGGCTCCACGAATCAACAGAGTCGCTAGCAGAAGCGGCGTAAGGAAAGGAATCAACCATGACCACTATTCACGCGATGATCATCCGCCCGGAGGAGGAGAAGGACTCCATCATCCTCCACGCTGCAGAGGCGATGTCCAAGATCGCCGACTACGACCTGTCGACGTTCAAGCAGGTTACCGAGTTCCAGCCTGTACCGATCGTGGACCGGGACTCCTCTGCGGTCGTGGCTCGGCCTGTCGGAGCTCAGTTCGAGGCTGAAGGCTCTCTCATCTCCGAGGAGAACTCGTCGTACGTCCTCGACGACCTGCCGAACGGTGTTCTGGAGCGTGCCTGGGCCGGGAACTTTTGGACACACGCCGCCGGCGAGGTGTCCGACCCCGAGGGTGAGTAGTGGAGTACCGCTACGAGAAGAAGCCCCGGTCGGTCTCGCAGCTGTCGCAGTTCGACAAATGCCCGTTCAGCTGGAAATTGGCCAGGCATGAGCGCGTGTGGAGACGCCCAGCGGCCTGGCTGCAGCAGGGTACCGGGGTCCACGCGGTGGCTGAGAAATACATGCTATCGAAGCTCGCCGGCTCACCGCTGACGCGCGAAGAGTGCTATGAGATCTTCAAGGCCGAGTACGCCGACGGGATCAACGAAGCTACCGAGGAGACCCCTAACCTCGGCTGGTGGTTCTCCTCCGGGCCGTACCGCGGCGCGGACGACATCGAACGTCGCTGGGGTATCGGGCTGCAGCAGGTGGACAAGACCCTGGACTGGATCGACAACCACCCGAGCCTAGAGGTGTGGCACACACCGGACGGTACCCCGGGGATAGAGCTCGCGATCGAGTTCGAGCTCGATGGGATAGAGATCCGCGGCTACATCGACGCGGTGCTCGTGCTCGACGGCGAGGTGCTGGTGGTCGACTGGAAGACCGGGCTCAAGCCCGGAGATGACTTTCAGCTCGCGGTGTACGCGCTGGCGTTGAAACAGCTGTACGGCGCCGAGATCACGCGCGGCGTGTACTTCATGGCGAAGACCGGTAAGCCGACGTATCCGTACGACCTGACGGACTGGACGCGGGAGAAGATCTCGACCCGGTTCCACGACATGGAGCGGAAGCTGGAAGCAGGGGACTTCACGCCTAAGCCTGGCGCTAGCTGCGCGAGGTGCGACGTGGCGTTGAGCTGTGAATACTCTATGGCCTGAAACTTGATTCGTAACGAGAGGTAACGATGAGCAATCCATCACTAGCGACCGAGGAGCAGCTGACCGAGCTGTTCGGGGTCGATACGGACACAGTCCGACGATGGCGCAAGCAGGGGCTCGCCGCGGTCGGGGACTACTCGCCGAAGTGGGGTAAGCCGACGCCGTTGTTCAGCGTCGCATCCGCTGCTCGGTATCACAGGAAGGACTGAGTCTTGACTAGTAACGAGGAATTGATCCGCGAGGTACTCGCCAAAGCTCTACCCGGAGGCCTTAGTCATCTAGCCATCATGGATGCTACGACGGACCTCCTGAAGAAGTTCGACATCACCGAGAAGCCGGAACCCGAGGCACCTATCGGGACCGTGCGAGTTCGAAGGAGCGATTACGAGCCGGAGGGTACCTCGATTTACATCAAGGTCGGCGCACATCGCTGGGTAGGGGTTTACACGGGCGAGGCGTACTCGAAGGGTGTCTACGTGAACGATCACCTCCCCGGTGGCGAATGGGGGGACACGGAGGTGTTCCGCCCGTGACCGAACGATGGACTCTTGCTGACCCGGCGCTGAAAGCGACCGTGACCAAACGGCCAGGCCCGGGGAACCTGTTGGACGTCGAGCTGGAAGACAAGCGAGCGGTTCACGAACTCGGCGGGGTGCTGCGCGCTGCTCGTCGAGGTCTTCTCGGTCCTCCGCTGGTGAAGTTCCTCGGTACGACCGAGTCGGCGCTGATCAAAGCTACAGACAAAGTCTGGGCTGAAGAAGTCAAGGCCAAACAGGAAGGCCGCACGATCTACAACGGGTTCATAGCGAGGGGTACGAAGTGAACAGGCTGGCTATGGCTGCGCTCGGAGGGTTGTCCCTAGCCGGCGCGCTGGTGTTCGGGATAAGCACCGGGATCGCTCGGGTTATCGCTGTTGAAGACACGACGGAGGAGGTGCCCGATTCTCTCGATCTTGCAGTCGATTGACGCTAAGGGATCTGCCGGTGACCCTCTGCCTGTACCGTTCCGGTCGCTGACCAAGCAGGGTATCAACTTCCTGCGGGGTCAGCTGGCGCTGATCGCGGCAGCACCCGGAGGGGCTAAGTCGGCGTTCACGCTTGCTCTAGCGCTCAAGGGCCGTATCCCGACGTACTACCTCTCGGCTGACTCGGACGCGTTCACGCAGTCGACTCGCATCCTCTCGATGGAGCTCGGGATGCCGCTGGCTGAGTCTGCTCGGGCGGTACGCGAAGGTCAGCTGCCTCCGCAGGTGCTGACGTGGAACGCAGCCCCAGGGAACCCGCACGGTATCCCCATCCGGCTGAACTACTCGGCGCAGCCGACGCTCAAGGTCATCGAGACCTCGCTGGCCGCGTACGAGGAGACGTTCGGGAACTACCCGCAGCTGATCGTGATCGACAACATCACGAACGTCATCACCGGGGTAGCCGCGAACGACGAGGACCCGTTCGGTGGTCTGGAAGTCCTGATGGACTGGCTGCACGAGAAAGCCCGGGAGACCGGCGCGTGCATCATCGGGTTGCACCACGTCACCGCTGACAACAACTCCGGTGACAAGCCGATCCCGCTGTCGGGGATCAAGGGTCAGATTGGTCGCGTACCCGAACTAGTACTTACGTTGCACAGGGTTCCGTCACAGTTCGGGGCTGACACTCTGCGGGTGTCCGCGGTGAAGAACAGATCATCGAAAGCCGATCCCTCAGGTCGGCTGTACGCCGAGCTGAAATTCGACGGCTCGAAGATGGAGATTAAGGATTTTTGATGCCCGATAACTTGATTCGTAACGAGGAGACCGAAGGTCCCGGAGTGCCCAACGACGTCACGGTGTTCACCACCGGCCCTGACTGCTTCAAGTGCACGCTCACCAAGAACGCGTTGACCCGCGGCGGTGTGGAGTTCCGGGAGGTCCGCGTGGACCAGGACCCCGAGGCTCTGAAGCTGGTGAAGCAGAAAGGCTACGAGACCGCTCCGGTGGTTCACGTCGCCAGCACCGGCGCGTGGTGGGACGACTTCCGGGCCGACAAGATCCGAGAGCTGATCAAAGGAGTGAAGAAGTGAACAAACAAGAGAAGCTTGCCCGTATCCGCGAGTTCTGCAACAGCGTTCCGGAACGCGATCCAGGCTACGAGGTGGCCTGTGATATCCGGGATTTCATCGACGGCCACGCAGATTTGATGGAGGAATGATGGCTGTTCACAATCACGGCCCTGACGATCCTGCGCACCCGTTCTGCGGAGAGTCGATGGTGGGCGGGAAGTTGACGGGGGAATGCCTGAAGTCAGAGCTTGCCCGCGCCTATTACAACGCGCGGGTCTGGTCGGGCTGCGACGGTTCCAGCTGGGATCGGTTATCCGAAGAGGCTAGGCACGACTGGGTGCGGCAGATCATCAGCTGGCTGTTCGTCATCCGGGCTACAGGAGAGGAACATCGGTGAGCGTGCGCAAGACCGCTACGGACTCTTTGGAGGAAGCGTGAGCATCGAGCAGCTGATCGCTTACTCGATCATCGCGTGGGGCGCAGGTCTGTGGCTGGTCGGGTGGCTAGATGGCGGCGGCTAAGAGGGTTCCTACATGCAAGGACTGCATCGCCGAGGGGATCACCACGATCCGCAAGCCTGCGCTCACCCGCGCCGGCAACCCCGTCCCCGGGAAGCGGTGCGTGACGCACCACCGAACCCGCCGGAAGGCCGCGCGGGAGACCGCACGGGAGCAGAGGCTGATCGACACCTACGACATCGACCTGGATGAGTACGACAAGATCAAGGCTCATCAAGGAGGCAAGTGTGCTATCTGCCGTATCGCCACCGGAGCCAGGCGCGCTCTCGCCGTCGATCACGACCATGCAACGGGTTACATCCGGGGCTGCCTCTGTAAGCCCTGTAACGTAATGCTGGGCCGCGCAAGGGATTCCACGGAGTTCTTCGAGCGCGCTATCGAGTATCTGAAGAACCCGCCCGCGTTCGCGGTGATCGGGAAACGGATCGCTCCTATCGAGGTCCCGAACTTGAATCGTAACGGGCAGAAGCCCGCAACCGGAAGGAAGAGAAAGACTTGAGAAACGTCGACCTACGTCTCGGGGACTGCCGAGACATCCTCACCGAACTAGAAGACAACAGCGTCGACTCCATCGTCACCGACCCGCCCTACGGGCTCGAGTTCATGGGCAAGGAGTGGGATCGTCTCGGAGACATTGGTAAGGCCAGCCACCAGGGTTTCACCGACGGTTCAGGATTCAAGGGGTTCAAACTACCGGCCAGCTACAACGCATCGGCGAATGTCAAGTGCCAGAGGTGTAGTAGGTGGCGCTTTGACCACATCGGACGCAAGTGCGAGTGCGCGGAGCCGCAATGGCCGAATGTACGGGCGCAGCAGGGGCGAACCATGCAGGAATGGCACCACCAGTGGGCGGCCGAGTGCCTGCGCGTGCTGAAACCGGGCGGGCACCTGCTCGCGTTCGGCGGTTCGCGCACCTGGCACCGGCTGACCGTGGCCATCGAGGACGCCGGTTTCGAGATCCGCGACTCGATCGCCTGGCTCTACGGCAGCGGGTTCCCGAAGTCGCTCAACGTATCCAAGGCCATCGACAAGGCCGCTGGTGCTGAGCGCGAGGTGCGGCAGTGGCAGGGCTGGAGCACGGCGCTGAAACCATCGTTTGAGCCGATCGTGGTCGCGCGCAAGCCTCTCGTGGGCACGGTGGCGGCGAACGTCCTGGAGCACGGCACCGGCGCGCTCAACATCGACGCCTGCCGCATCGGCGACGGCTCCGAGTCTCAGGGGCCGCGCGACTCGTCCGAGCCTAGCGCCACACGACGCTATACCGGCAGCGGCGCTGTGAACATCGCCGCAACACCAGGACCGCGCGGGGGATCGCCATCCGGCCGCTGGCCGACGAACGTGGTGCTCGACGACACGCAGGCCGCCGAGCTCGACAAGCAGAGTGGGAATCTGCCGGGTGGAGTCACGGTTCGCCGCAACATGCACGGCCAGGAGCAGAACGCTAACGGCATCTACGGCTCTCGGAAGCGGTATGCGTCGGAGGACTTCACCTACGGCGACTCCGGCGGTGCCTCCCGGTTCTTCCCCGTGTTCAAGTACCAGGCCAAGGCTCCCACCAAGGAGCGCCCCAAGGTCGACGGGGTAGCCCACCCCACGGTCAAGCCTCTGGAGCTCATGCGGTGGCTAGTCAAGCTGGTCACCCCGCCGGGGGGTGTAGTGCTGGACCCCTTCGCGGGCAGCGGAACCACGGTGGAGGCGTGCCTCGTCGAGGGTTTCGACTGCATCGCCATTGAAAACGAAGCTGACTACATCCCGCTCATCGAGCATCGAATTTCTCGCTCGACAACTTGAATCGTAACCAAGGAAGGAAGAAACGATGAAACCGACTGCACGCCCGAACCTGCTCCGTCAGCAGCTGCTGGGGGCTCTGCTGGACCCGCGTAGGTACGCGCTGGCCCGGAACGTCTCGGAGCACTCCGTGGACCGCACAGCTCGGAGGTGGGGCAAGTGAACTTCTTCATGTACGTGATCTACCCGACCATAACGTTCTGGGTGGGTTTCTTGATCGGAGTCATCTGATGAGCCAGGGCTGGATGAAGATCGAGGCGTTCGTCAAGGTCGATCCGACCACCGACACCGAAGACGTCTACGAGTTCCTAGACGACGCGCTCAAGCAGCAGTTCCCGTACCACGAGGGCATCGAAGTGTACGAGGTCTTCCGGTGGAACCTTCACAAACGCTGATCGCGAAGGTCATCGAGCGGTTCGACGACTCGTGGGTCCCTCCCGAGGACACGGGCCGGGTGTGGATCCCCTGCCTCTGCTGGGCACACGCCGACACGCGGCCATCAGCCGCGGTCTCGTACAAACTCAACGCCTTCGCTTGCCTCGGCTGTGGAACGAAAGGCAGCGCTATCAGTCTGCTGATGAAAAGGGAGGAGGTATCGCACCATCGCGCACTTGAGCTCGCACAGGAACTTTCTCCTGGAAGCATCGAAGCAGTATCACCAGGCCCTGCCAGGCTCCGAAGGGGAGGAGTATCTGGCAACCCGAGGGCTAACCAATCCAGCCATCTCCGACGCAGTGAGCAAGTTTCGCCTCGGCTACGTAGCGGAGCCGCTGCCCGGGCATGAGATGTACAAAGGGATGCTCGCTATCCCTTATCTCCGCTGGGCACCGGATATCGGCTGGCAGGTTGTCTCGCTGAGGTTTCGACGGATCGAAGCCGTGGAGGGCAAGGCGAAGTACCTGACAGTCCCCGGGGACAAACCTCGGATGTTCAACACGATCGCGCTCTTGCAGCCATCCCAGAAGGTGGCCCTTTGCGAGGGCGAGGCCGACACCATCACGGCTACCGCAGCTGGGATACCGGCTGTAGGTGTCCCTGGTGCGCAGGCGTGGAAAGAGCACTTCCGCGAACCGTTCCTCGGATACCGGGAGGTGCTGATACTCGCGGACGGTGACGACGCGGGGATGCAGTTCGCCGAGACGGTGGCGGGTGTTCTGCCCAACGCCAAGATCATCCCGATGGGACGGGATGGCGAAGACGTCAACAGCCTTGTGTTGGAGCAAGGCGTTCAAGCACTGAAAGACAAGGTAGGGATATGAGAATTAACTTCGTCGCACTCACGCGCCGAGAAGGATTGATCAGTCTGACACCGGATGAGCTGGAAGAGGCGAAAGAGGACGGTGTAGACATCCAAAGCCCCGAGGACGTGGCCGAGTACTTCCGGGACAAGTGGGAGAGCTCTCGCATCATCGAGGACATCGTCTCTGACGAATGCCACTACGAGGAAACGGAGCTGGTGGAGTGGAGCGCGCTGTGACCGAGTCGATCCTGGAAGAGGCGCAGCGCCTGATCCACGGACCTCGCAACAAAAACTACGGGCACCCCCGGGAGAACTTCGCCGACATCTCCGCGTTGTTCTCCGCGTACCTGGAGCGTCCGATCACTGACCTGGACGTCGCGAATCTGATGATCCTGGTCAAGGTGGCCCGGGTGAAAGGTACGGGGTACCACCGGGACTCTTACACCGACATCGCGGGTTACGCCGGCTGCGCCGAGCGGATCTACGAGGAAGACCCCCGTGTCGAGATCACCATCGACACAGACAACGGGGTGTCTTCCGATTGGCTCTTCGCAGACGAAGAAGAGCCGGAGCCGGTAGAGGAGGACGGCCAGACCGACCTGTTCGATCTTCCGCTGCCCGACGACTTGATTCGTAACGAGGACTCGGACTCGCTGACCTGGATCGACTCGCTGAACGACATGGTCATCGACCTAGACGAGGTCGTCGAGTGAGCGACTACCACGAGATCTACCGCGAGGTCGAAACCCCTCAGAGCGGCATGTCTCTGTACATCGACCTCGACACCGTCACCTACACATCCGTCACCAACGCGATCAACGCGTTGGACGACGTCTACCGATCAGTACGCGCGGAGCTATCCCTCCTCGCAGAGAAGGGAACCAAATGACACAGCGTATCGTCTTTCTACCCGACACTCAGTTGCCTTTCGAGGCGCGCAAAGAGATGCAAGCGGTCATCCGCTTCATCGGGGATGTCCAGCCGTACGGCGTGGTACATATCGGTGACGTCCTAGACCTGCCGCAGCCCTCGCGCTGGAATCGAGGAACCAAGGGCGAGTTCGAGGGTTCGGTGTACCGCGACGCGGACTACGCCAAGAAGAACCTGATGGAGCCACTGCGCAAGGTCTACGACGGCTGGATTGGGATGCACGAGGGCAACCACGATCTGCGAGCCCGCGAGTACCTGGCCAAGAACGCACCGGCCCTGGAGGGTACGCACGCTTTCGACATCGACGTGCTGCTCGACTTCGACGGGTTCGGCGTGGAGCTGCTGCCTGACTTCTACGACATCGCTCCGGGCTGGATCTCCACTCACGGGCACATGGGCAAGATGACGCTATCCCAGATCGCCGGATCGACAGCGCTCAACGGTGCCAAGAAGTTCGGCAAGTCCGTGGTCTGCGGCCACACGCACCGGCAGGCTGTCGTCTCGCACTCGTTCGGGTACGGCGGCTCAGTCCGCAAGACCGTCACCGGCATGGAAGTCGGGCACCTGATGGACATGAAGAAGGCCAACTATCTAAAGGGCGGAGCTGGGAACTGGCAGATGGGCTTCGGGATGCTCACGGTCGACGGCAAGCATGTCAAGGCTGAGATCGTCCCGATCCTGGGAGGCAAGTTCACCGTTGACGGCCAGGTCTGGGAAGTCTGACGCCGTGGCCTTGACACGTAACGGGAACGTTCTGCCGTACCTGCACTTCGAAGCCCGGTCCCGGGAGATTCCCCGGGTCGAGCTGATCGAGGTTCTGGTCGAGGAGACCTACGCCAAGCGCAGTCTGGAGCCGGTGAATGGATGACTCTCTCCTGGACAAGCGCCTCAGACGAGGTGCGAAGTCCGCAGGGGTGGAGTGGTCTCTGACCGCCGATCAGCTGGAAGACCTGACCGGGGACCTGTGGGTCGCTGTTCTGGAGAAGTCGTCGCGGATGACCGCGGCTACGCAGCCGTCGGAGGGCGAGGCTATCTCGTTCCTGCGCCGTCACGCGTATCAGATCCTGAGCGAGTCCGCGTTCGCGGACGACCTAGCCCGGGGTGACTGGGACTACTCGTCGGAGTCGATCAAAGACGCGCTCAAAGGCCGATCGGACAACGTGTACCTGATGGAGGTGATTCCTCAGGCCATCAACCGTCTCGGGGACCGCCAGAAGAACGTTCCGGAAGAGGAAAAAATCCCTTATGCCGAGGTGCTGAAAACCAGGTATCTGGACGGGATCATCCTCCGGGATGTCGCCAGTAAGAGCCGATTGAAGAGGGCGCACAAGGCCCTGCTCGAAGAGGTTCACCGGGTGATCGTCGAGATGAGCGACCACGACGGGCCAGGCTCACGGTCCAAGGTGTTCCCGGACACGATCCGGTCGCACAACGGCCCGGGTGACCCTGTCGGAGAGATGGCTACTCGTCTCGCTGACGACGGGTGGAAGTCAGCCGGCGAGGACGGTCTGACGTACCGGGAGCTGGTCGACCTGGCTACCGCCGAGCAGGTGACCTCCAGTGCTCCGAAGCATCATCGGGCGTGCCCGGTGTGCCACCACATAGTGCCGATCAGCTCGGGACGGTTCAGGGATCACCTGATCCCGTCTTGCGCAGGGTCAGGGGCTGCCGCGTGAACATCTTCGACGGCCAGTTCAGCGGTATGTCCGGCGTCGACATGTACCGAGCGTGGGTGACGCCTGAGCTCTACCCCAACCAGAAACCAGCCCTCCTGGCTAATTGGCCAGACGAGGACAAAGAGATGTTCGTGGGTGCCGAATGGACCCGCGGCTACAACCGGAAGGAAACCGAATGACTGTCACCACCGATCCCTGGGCCTCGAACGACAACGGCCCCGAGCAGCCTGTCGCCACCGCCGCTCCTGCGACCACCGTGGTCAACAACAGCAGCAACGTGGCTCCCGGCGAGGGCAAGATCGTCACCACCCTGAAGGGTGGCCGGGACTTCGACGCGCCGTGGATCGTGATCCACGCTTCGTCGGTCGAAGAGTCCGACGCTCTGCTGGACGCGAAGTTCAAGGACTACATGGACAAGGTGAAGAAGGTCGCCGCGGCGTTCGCGGGCGGATCGGCTGCGCCGGCTCCCGCGCAGTCCTCGGGCGGCGGGTACCAGCGTCAGGCTCCGCAGGGTGCGCAGGAAGCCCCGGAGTGGGCTCCGCCGAAGCCGTACGACGACTTCGTCTACAAGACCGGTGTGTCGAAGAAGACCGGCAAGGTCTGGCACGCTTGGATGCCTCCGACCAAGGATGACGGTCGCGACGCCAAGTTTTTCTACGCAAATTAACTTGACTCGTAACCACCTAGGAGGGTGTAATTGAGCGAGGAAATCAAGGTTCCGAAGTTCATGGTCATGCTCCAGAACGGGTTGTTCTGGACGTTCCCGGACGACTGCGAGTACCGCATCAGCGGTGACGAGCTGGCAGTCGACTTCGGGGAGGGGGAGTACCGGGTGTTCCCGATCAAGAACAACATCGCCTACTACGGACGGGTGATGGTCAAGGAAGAAACCCCGGAGGGGCAGATCCGACGGGAGTTGGGGCTGTGAACCTTCCGGATCTTCCCGACGGTCATAGATGGGAGATCTATGCGGCGAAGTCCTGCGGGTTCTCGTACATCGTCGCAAAGATCAAGAAGGGCTGGCGCACCAAGGCCGAGGCCCGTTCTCATCCGAACATCTGGGGAGTGGAAGGGGCCACTGAACAGGCCGTGAAGCAGGCGTACGAAAGCTTCATGTTCAATCCGGAGGAAATCCAGAAGAGGTTGGACGTTCTTTTGGACCCCCGACTTGACAAGTAACCACTAACGAAGGGGGGGCGGGTGAAGCAACACCGCTACCAGATCAAGGACGAGACAGTTCTGGTCAACGTCGTAGAGCACGAGGATGATCTCGACGGGTTCGAGGGCTTCATCCGCTCCAACCTCCGGATTCTCGGTCTCGATACCGAGACCACGGATCTGGGGATCTACAAGCCGGACTTCGGTATCCGACTGATCCAGTTCGGTAACCCGTGGGAGTCGTGGGTTCTGCCGGTGGAGCGGGGCGGTGTGTTCGTAGGAGCCGCCGTCACCGCCCTCCAGAAGGTCCAGCGGTTCGTGATCCACAACGCCGCGTTCGACCTCCAGGTGATCGAGCGGACGCTCGGTGTGCCGATGGAGCAGATGTGGCCGAAGGTCGAGGACACCAAGATCTACTCGCACCTGGTTGACCCTCGGGCCTACAAAGAAGGCGGGACCGGCCACAAGCTGGAAGAGCTGACGAAGTTCTACATCGACCCGGTGACCGCCGAAGAGGTCAAAGCCTCGATGGCTCGCCTGGCCAAGAAGCACAAGACCACCAAAGACAAGATCTGGGCGCTGGTCGACCTGGACGACCCGGACTACGAGCTGTACGCCGGCATGGATACGATCCTGGTGTCCCGGCTGCTGGGCAAGGTAGCCCCGCTGGTCCCGGAGTCGTCGCACAAACTGATCCCGTACGAGCACAAGCTCGCTGAGGTGATGTCGTACGTCGAACGCACCGGGTTCCTGCTGGACGTCGACTACTCGGAGAAGCTGTCCGCGGACATGCTGAGGAAGGCCGAGCATTACACCGCGGTGGCCCGTTATGCCTATGGAGTCGACTCGGTGAACTCGACCGAGAAGCTGGCCGACGGCCTGGAGCGTACGGGCGTGAAGATCAAAGGCCGCACAGCCACAGGCAAGCGCCAGGTGAACGCCGAGCTGCTGGAAGCTCTGGCGGAGGAGGGCAACGCGCTGGCGAAGGCGGCGATCGAGGCGAAGAAGTGGGGTTCCTGGGAGAAGACCTGGGTACGTAACTTCATCGAGCGGCGGGACGCCAACGACCGCGTCCACCCGGGGATCAACCCGCTGCAGGCCCGTACAGGCCGCATGAGCACATCTAACCCCTCGGCACAGAATCTGCCGTCGGGAGATTGGATGGTCCGCCGCTGCTTCCTGGCGGACCCGGGTCAGATCATCGCATCGGTGGACTACCGCGCTCAGGAGCTCCGTGTTCTGGCCGCGTTGTCCGGCGATCAAACGATGCTCCGGGCTTTTGAGGAGGAGTCCGACCTGCATCAGGTGACCGCGGATGCTGCAGGCGTGGATCGGAAAATCGGCAAGATGGCCAATTTTCTAGTCTGCTACGGGGGAGGGGCGGGCAAGCTCGCCACCAACGCAGGTATCACCTTCCCCGAGGCCAAGAAGGTCCTGGAGGTCTTCGCGACCACCTACCCGGGCGTCGACACGCTCAACAAGCGGATGCAGCAGGAGGCCGGCTCGGCGGGCTTCATCACGACGCCCACGGGGCGTCGCCTGCCGGTCGACCCAGACCGTGCCTACTCGGCGCTCAACTATCTGATCCAGAGCTCGTCACGTGACGTTACTGGCGCGGCTGTACTGCGTCTGCACGAGGCGGGCTTCACCCCGAACATGCGGCTCGTCGTCCATGACGAGGTGCTGCTGTCCCTCCCGGAGGCCGACGCCGAGGTGGCAGTCAAGGAGGTGGGTCAGATCATGGAGCAGCGCATCGGCCCAGTGCTGGTGAATACCGATCCCGAGGTCACAGGTAAGTCCTGGGGCAGTGGATACATGGATGAAGAGACGATGGCTCGTCACGACGCCGAGCTTCGTTCTCGCGGCTTCTAACTTGATACGTAACGAGGAAGGAACAACATGGAATTTCAAGAGTTCTGCGACCGCATTTACCAGGTGTTCTCGCAGACCACGGGGGCTGAGGACCGGTTCTGGGTGGTCGAGAAGGGCGCCCACGGGGTCGTGTTCGACATCTTCGCGGTCGGCCAGGACGAGTCGCGCAAGTACGTGGGGAACTTCCCGAACGAGGCTGACGCCGACTTCATCGCGTCGATCCACGGCGCTCTCGCGGACATGGTGCGCAGGTCGATGGAGGCGATCGACGACGCGGCTCGGCTGGAGCTGGAGCGCGACAACCTGATGGGCCGAGTCTTCGACCTGGAGCTTGAGATCCAAGGGCTCAAGAGCGAGCTGGACCGTTACGAGGGGTTGGAATGAGTAAGCACGCGTATGAGTCGGGGTTCGGCGTTGACCACGCCATCAAGACCGCCGAGCAGTTCACAGTCAGCCTGAAATACGGGCTGTTCGGTCGAGTAGTCGGCCCTGATTTCATCGGCCGACACCGGCTGCCGGACGTCCGATTCAGCCAGGAGCTGCCCGGCGGGACGGTCTACTGGTCGGTGAACCGGAAGGGCTTCTTCCGCCGGGACGACAGCCTCCCCTCGGGATGGGTGCAGCGCATCTACCCGCGTGTAGCTACCAGCTTCAGGACCGCGGAATGAAGCGGGTGCGTGAACTGGTGCTGATCCGGATGCTCGACCATGAGGTTCGGCTGGAGCACCTGATCCAGATCATGCGGGGGTGGTTCCGGTGAGAGAGCTCTGGGGTAACGACGCCAGGAAGTGGCTGATCCGCAAGAGCCCGCACACCCAGGAGTGGATCGTGTTCCCGTCGGTCGGATCGTTCTACGGCGTCATCACGTTCCACCCGGACTACGAGTCGGCACGGGCCGACTTCATCAGACAAACGAGGAACCCATAGTGTCAGAACCAGGCAATACGCTTGCGGACGTGATCACGGGGTTACGGGTGGAGCAGATCCCGTCCAAAGTAGCCACAGACATAGTGGTTAAGCACCACTACCTACACCGCAAGACATCCATTAGCTTCGCATACGGCCTGTACCAGGGACCAAAGTTGATGGGAGTGGTGACGTTCGGAACCCCACCCTCACGGCACCTGCAGAAGTCGGCGAGTCCCACGGACCCTTCACTCGTGATCGAGCTGAATCGGCTATGGACCGACGATCGGCTTCCGCCGAACTCTGAGTCGTGGTTTGTATCGCGAGCAATGAAGATGTTGCCGCCAAGAATCGTAGTGTCCTATGCGGACCCGAAAGCGGGTCACTACGGCTATATCTACCGGGCGCTCAACTTCCATTATGCGGGATGGACCGACATGGAACGAAAAACCCCCCGCTACGACTACATCCCGCTGGACCCGAAGCAGCACACCCGGGAAGCATTCCGCTCCGGATATGCCTACAAGGTCCGCCGTGTACCTAAGGTGAAGTACTGGAAAGTCACTGGTAATAAAGCAGATCGGAAGGCGCTGGAGAGGTTATGCGCCTGGCCCAAGCTGAGCTGGAAGGATGCCCCACCCCCGATCTACAACGAGGAGGCGGTGTCCGGTGGCTAAAGCACTCGTGACTTGCAAGGACTGCATCGGGACACCGTTGTCCGGGTCTCGTCGACCCGTTACGCCACGTCAGGCCCTTTTTACCGAGGAGAGACCATGAGCAAGAAGAAGAAAGACGTCACCGTCGAGCAGCTGGCCGTGATCGCCGACCGCCTTACCGAGGCGGTGGATCTGCTGAAGATCATCTCGACGCAGACCCAGTCAGAGCGTCGTAAGGTGAGCGCGGCTCAGGAGATCGAGGCCATCCGCGCCGAGGAGGCCGAGCGCTACCACACCTACCGTGACAAGCCTCTGCAGCCGTACGTGCGGGTCCACGAGGCCCCGTAAACCCCTCTAGCGTCCACGGAGACGGACGCACACCCACAACTGAATAGAGACTACCGGAGAAGCCCTCTGCGAGCCCTAGCGGCCCGTAGGGGGCTCTTCTGCGTTCTCGGGGGTAGCCGCTCTACGACATCCCGGTGTGTAGCCGTTCGACCACGCTGCCGAGCCTGAGATGCTGCTCGTACTCCTGCAGATCCCCGAAGTCGATCGTGCGAGTCAGCCCGCCGCGGACGTCGAACGTCAGCCGAACGTTCATCGACCGAAGCCAGGTGTTCTTACCCGAGGCGTCCTGCTCCCGCCACCAGTCCCCGAACCTCTGCCCGGTCTCTCGCCACTCCCAGCCCGACGGACGAGCCTCTAGCCCTTCCAACTCCTCTTGCCGCGCGGCCAGCGCCGCGATACGAGCGTCGAGCGCCTCGCGCTGCGGAGACCCAACCCGGTAGGCCGGAGAGCCGATCAGCGACGTCAGGTCCACCAGCTCCGCGTTCACCTCCGCGAGTTCGACCGCCGAGTCCGAGCCGGCTACCCAGACTTTCTCCAGACGCTCCGCGTCCCCGAGCAGATCCAGCACCTGCTCCTCGCAGAACGCGTCCCACTCGGCCATCGCCACCGTGCCGTTCCCGCAGTGCTTCGGGAACCCCATCGAGCGGCAGCGGTAGCGCGGGTTCTTGCGCTGGCCCCCGGCGAACTTGTACGCGGGCTCCCCGCACACCGCGCAGAACAACACCCGCAGCAGCAGCGACGGGGTAGACACCGCGGGCTTGGTCCGGTCGGCCTTCACGAGCTCGGCGCGCAGCGCCTCCAGCTGCTCACGGGTCAGGATCGGCTCAGACCGCACCAGCGGGGCTCCGTCGTCGTCTCGGACGGTCTTACCGTTCAGAGTCGCGTACCCGAGCATCGCCTCGGAGATCAGAGAGCGCTTCAGCGCGGTAGCCGACCACTCCCGGCCCCGCGGCTCGCGGCCTTGCAGCTTCGCGAAGTAGTCCTTCGGCGACAGGACACCACGCCGGTTCAGGTCGTGGGCCACCAGGTGCAGCGGCTCGTGGTTGTCGACGACGCGGTGATACACCTCGAGGATGCGCTCTCGCTGCACCGGGTCCGGCACCAGCCGCCACTCCCCGTCCACGCGCGTAGGCAGGTAACCCCACGGCGGCAGGGAGCCGCGGTATTTCCCGGCGCGGATATTGAAATGCGCCGCCGAACGGTTCCGCTCTTTGATCGCTTCTAATTCCATCTGCGCCACCGTTCCCATAAGCGCGATGACGACCGCCGCGAACGGCGTCGTCGTGTCGAAGTGGGCTTCGGTCGCGGAGACGACCAGCTTCTTATGGTCCTCGGCCCAGTGCACCAGCTGCTGCAGATGCCGGATCGAGCGGGTCAACCGGTCCACCCGGTACGCCACGATGACGTCGAACGGTTGCTCCTCGAACGCTAGCCATCGGGCCAGGTTCGGGCGGCGCTTCCGGTCGAACGGATCGACCGCTCCGGAGACGTCCAGATCCTCCGCTACCCCGACGACGTCCCAGCCGCGCTGGGCGCAGAGCTGCTGGCAAGACTCCAGCTGACGCTCGGGTGAAGTCGTAGCATCGGTCACACGGGACAAGCGGATCACTACCAAAGCGCGCATGGGTTTGTACCGTACACCACTGAGACCGCGGTGGTTGACCAGACAAACCACGAAGACACAGGTCATCACGGCCATACCCACTGAAACGCAAAAAGCCCCCTACCTAGCCTTCGCGGGCCGGGTAGGGGGTTTCTTAGTATGCGAGGTCAGTAGGTTTCGGTGACCTCTTTGGCGTGGCGACCGCCGCCGCAGCGGACCTCGCAGCCGTACACGGTCTTCAGCTTGCCGTTCTTGAGGACCTTCTTGATAGAGCCGTCCGGGTTCTTCACCGGGACCCACTTCGCACCCTGCCCGCCGGAGCCGGTAGCGCAGGCGTGCTTGTAGATCTGACCGTGACCGAAGCCGTGGTTCGAGCAGTGAGCCGGAGCAGCCTGGGCGATCGGTGCGATACCGAGCCCGAGACCAGCCGCGAGGATGCCCGCGGCAGCGATAGTGCGTAACATAACAGTGCCTTCCTTGATGGTGGGTGTGCGACCGACGGGGTTGGTTTCTCAGGCCTTAGCCCCGCCGGTCGTTCTCTTGCAGACGACTTTACTCGTAACATGGTTACGTGTCAAGCGCGAATCATTCCCACTCGATCAGGACGTAGCCGTCACCGCCGCCACCTGCGTTTGATCCGCCCGTGTTTATGGCTCCGCTGGTCCCCCCGCCGCCGTTCCCCGCGGGGCCGGAGCTGGTTCCGTTGCTGCCGCTGCTGATGCTGTTGTCGTTGGACAGGAGGCCTCCAGCACCCCGACCGCCAGCGCCTGAACCGTCCGTCCGGCTTTGCCCGCTAGTTGGGTTACTGCCGCCGTTGCCGCCTTTGCCACCTGTATAGCCTGTTGCGGATATGCCGGAGATGCTGGTTGTACCGCCGGCCCCGCCGCTTCCGCTGGACGACGAGCTAGTGCCCCTCGCGCCTGCTGCCCCTCCGCTAGCCGTCAGGGAAACGCTGCCGGACGAGAACACAGTCGAGCCGCCGGGAGCGCCGTTATTGCCGTTGGACGATCCCGCCGCCCGCGCTCCACCGGCACCACCGAGGCCCCGGATGAGGGTAAACGTCGAGCCGAGAGACGCGCGCGGAATCCAGACGCGGTCGATGTAGCCACCGCCACCACCACCGCCGCCGCCGTAGCGGTAGCCGGAGTTGGCTCTGCGGCCGGAGCCGCCGCCGCCGCCCGCACCGCCGAGGGTGACCCAGCAACCGGATGCGCCCTCGGGCACCTGCTCGTCGATCAGATCCTCGTAGCCAGGGTCTTCGCTGGAGATCGTGAACGGGGTGAAGTCCGGAACCGGAGGCCAGATCTTCATCGCGCCGACGTAGACCTTCGCCGCAGCATCCCCGACGAACACACCGACAACGTCGAGGCCACCGACCTTCAGACTCATTCGACGACCACGTAGATCGTGTCAGGGTCCGGAGACCCCAGCTCGTCGTAGTCCTCCTGGGTGATCACCAGGATCGACTTACCGCCGAGCGCGTCTTGCATCGCGTTGTGCTCCGAACCCAGCTGGTTCAGAAACGCCGCGTCAACCTGCTGACCAACACCGTCTGTCCAGTTCTCGGGAAGTGCCATGCGTGCTCCTTAGAAGCGGATAAACCCGTCGGTCGGCCAGATCACACGGATGTCCGACCCGTTCGGGATGACGAATTGGTAAGTAGGGGAGTCGTGATACGACAGCAGCGTCGACGTAGACGAAGTACCGGTGTGCTTGTAGACGATGACCGCCTCACCCGTGTCCCCCGTAACTTCGGGGAACACCGTCGGGTCGGCCTTCACCCAGCCGGCGGAAGTCACCGACTTGCCGGTCAGGCTCTCCGAGACAGCGATGATCGCCCCGGACGGGATGTTCGCTAGCGTCGTGTGCGACGTCAGGTTCACGGTGTAGTCGTCAGCGTCGATCATCAACGCCCGGATGTCGTCGTTCAGCCAGTCGATATCGCCTCTGGCTGCCGCAGCACGGCAGCTGTTGTAACGAGCAGAAATCTCTTGTCTCCTTAGATCTCGAACGGCACGTCAGCCGGGATCTGGTTGTCTCCGGTGGACTCGACCGTCAGGTACAGCGTCGGGTCACGGACCTCGTCCTCGTCCTCAGCAGGATCAGGACGGAAGATCCAGTCCCGGTGACCGGTGGACTCTGGGTTCAGCAGGTAAGCGATCTGGTAGAACAGATCGACCGCGTCGGCGTGGGCCGAGAAGTTGTTCAGAGTCACCGCGATGACCGATCCGTCTTCGGAGTTGTAGAAGATGACCGCGATGTAGCCGCCGAGGTTGCCGACCCAACCCTGCCACGCTCCCCAGCAGATCGAGTTCAGACCGAACCCCATCCAGCCCGGACCCTGATGAGGTCCCGCAGGCTCGTACTCGACGTACGTCGTGAAGATCTCTTTGCGGAGCTGCTGCATCTCCTCGGACAAAAACGTCCCGTCGTACAGCGCTTTACCGAACCGAACGAAGTCCTCCATGTTCCCGGCGAGAGAACCGGCAGCCCCCGACCACGAGGTCGAGACCGCGGTGAACTCCAGGTCCTTGGACGTCGGGTAGCCGAGGAACGCCGCGAGGAACGCGAACGGCCCGAGGATCGCTTGGATCTGCGGCAGCGCCAGGTTCGGGGTCCAGCCCCGGACATACGGCGGGTTCATGTAGTTCGTCGTCGGCCAGTGCAGCGACGGCATATCGACCTCGGACTGCCACTCTTGCACGACGATCTGATCGACCGTCCGGCCGTCGTTGTAGACGGACTCCAGGACCTTGCCCAGCAGCCACGAGGCCGCGTTCGAGTACGACGAGCCCTGACCCGGCGCGAAGTTCACCACCGAGTTACGGATGTAGTTCAGCGGGTCGAACGAGTTGGTCGGGCTGAGGAAGTACGTCTGCTGGACCGCGGGGTCTGTCATCCAGTCTTTGAGCCCGTCCTGGAACAGCAGCAGCTGCCGGATCGTGATCTGGTCCCCGTTCGGGACGCCGGTGACGAACTCGCTGATCGTGTCGTCCCAGTCCAGCAGCCCGTCGTCGATCGCTTTGAGGATCAGGGTGTGAGTGAACATCTTCGAGCACGAGCCGTACCGGAAGTTCTTCTCCAGCGTCAGCGGAGTGTTCGAGGTGCGGTCCCCGCCGTACGCTTTGTAGTACGACCCGGTCGGGGTCTCGACCCCGATGATCGCGCCGTCAGCGACCCTGCCCGACGTTGGCTTGATCTTCGCCGCTACCAGCGCATCGATCTGCGCCCGGACCACCGGGTCCAGCGGGTCAGCCGGAGACAAAGCGTCGGTGACAGCTTCCGCCTCCAGCTCAGCCAGCGTCTTGGGCAGCGACTCGTTACCCGCCATGTCGATAGCGGTAATCGTGATCTGATCGGAGTAGTCGGTATCCGGAGTCAGGCCGGTGATAGTCACCGACCCGAGCTCCGTCACAGGGGAGGTGTTCTGTCGAACGCCGTTGCGGTACACGTTGTAACCGCGAAGTCCGCTAGGCATCGTCGACAGCTCCCGAGGGTGTGATAGTGATCGAGGTGGACGTCGCAGACACGTCGACGTGCAGCGCGGAGGTGTTCGGAGGCGTCACGTCGCCTTCGCCGTCGCCCACGACCTCGCCAGGCAGAGCGCCCTTGCGGAACTGGACAGCCGCGCATGCGGGTCCACCGGGGCCACCTTGGGTGTAGATACCGAGCCAGTGACCGCCGTTACCGCCGCCGCCAGGCTTGGTACCAGCGCCGCCGTACGCGTGCTGGTCACCGCCAGCGGCCAGCTTCAGGCCGTTGTATTCGACTTCCTCGATGCCTTTACCGACCGGCTTGCCGAGCGCCACAGGGCGCTGACCGGAGCCGTTAGATCCGTTGGCAGCCGACACCTCGAACCCTGGGATCGACAGCTCAGCGCCGTCCCACTCCAAGATCGTGGTGGTACCGGAGAAGTGCTCACCACGGGTCCAGGTGACGGTGTTGACACCGCCAGGCTGACCGGGGTTGCCGTAGAACCCGAGGAACCCGTCGGCACCCTCGCCGCCCTTACCGGTGACGATCGCGTCGATGCGGTCGCACCACGCCGGGACAGGGATAGCTACAGGCTTCTCGAAGAACTCGACCTGCGGGTCGTGGTGATCCGAGCCGGTGCCGGTGTCCACCGCGATACCGACGCGGGGGACGTTGTCGGTCCAGGCGACGTCGGCTTTGTCCAGCGTGGCCGGGGGAAGAGAAGGCGTCGACAGCGATCGGGTAGCCCCGACGTTGCCGATCGGAGCGCCGTCGTTGTCCGGGAGGTTGAAGTCCCGGCCGCGCATCGTGTGCGTGCCGCCGACGGCGATGAACTCGTACGCCAGCAGGTCGCCGGCTACAGCCGCGATCGGGGTAGTGAGTTCGTAAGCCATGTTCGCGCCGGGGGACGCGGAGCCCGCCAGCAGACCCGCGATGTTCTCGGACTGGTGGATCAGCTCGCCCAGCTCCGGATCGGAGCGGTCGTCGACGCAGCGGTAGACGTTGATGTAGAACTCGGTGATGCCCGAGGTGCCCCAGCCGATCCAGGTGATCAGGCCGATAGGCATCGACTGCTCGATGACATCGAACGCGATGATCGAAGTGCCGGGGGCGACCGAGACCGTGGAGTTCAGGGTGTCCAGGTCGAAGTTGCCGCGCTCGGACTTGTACAGCCCGGACTTCGGCTTCTTGTTGTTCTGGATACCGAGGATGTCCCAGGCGAACCCGCCGCGGGCAGCCGCCGAGGAGATCTGCTCGATCAGCGACTGGAGATCCGAGATCCCCGCACCGATGCCGGTGACCCCGACGATGCCCGAGACGATCGCATCGACGATGCGCTTGATGGTCTCTTCGATCGACCCGCCACCGAGCACGCCTCCGACCGCACCGGGTCGGATGTTGGTCAGCGAGAAGATCAGGTCTTCGATCGTGTGGCCGATGTTCAAGGTGCCGGTGAGCGCCTGAACGATCGCGTCGATCACCGCGCCGATACGCGCAGCGGCGTGCTCTAGTTCGTCGCGCAGCTCTTGCGGCAGGTACGAGAGGATCTGCTCCAGCACCCGCGGCGTCTCGCGGATCGCGCCCATGATGGCGTCGACCGCGCCGGCTACGGTGTTGAACGCGCCTTCCAGCACGTTCGGGATGAAGTCTTTGAACTTCTGCAGCGCTTCCAGCGGCAGGCGCAGCAGCAGCTGCGGCAGCACCAGCAGCGCGTTGGCCGGGTTGAAGTCCGGGACCTGGAACAGCGACCGGGCGATGTCCTCGGTCATGTCCTGGCCGTAGCGGTAGTCGCCGCCGCCGATGACGAACGCACCGTCTGGAACGTCAGGTACCCACTGGTCGTCAGCCACTAAGACCTCCGTTACATATCAAGTTTCAGAGCCGCAGCTGGTCCGGCGGGGCAGGCGGGGTACGCCCCGGCAGGTGCAGGTCGATCCACGACCACAAGCTGCGGATGTACGTCAGGGCTAGCGTGTGCTGCTGCTCCAGGCGGGACAGGCGCTCCTCCAAGGGAGCTACGAGCGTCACCGCGGCGACCGCGATAGCCTGAGCAGCCTCGTTGTCGGTCTTCTGCTCAACCTTCCGGTTCACCCGGCGGTTGAACACCGCGGTCAGAACCTGGGTAGCAGCGCCCCCAGAGACGACAGCGACACCGAGCTCGATCCACATGCTCACCGCTCCGTAGGGGTGACGTGGCGGCGGATCACGAATCCGAGGACGAACGGTGCAGCCACCGCGTAGATAGCGACCGCCTGGTCGATCCACGAGACGTCGAACGTCTTACCGAGGACGAACCCGGCGAAGCCCAGGCCCGCGGCCACAGCGCCGCGCAGCACCGCAGGCTCGGGGACGTACTCCTCGATGCCTTCGATGTCACCGTCTTTGTCCAGGTCCCAGCCCAGGTGCGGGATCTCGAAGCCGCCTGTGTCCAGCTCGGCAAGGTCCATCTCTTCGGTAGGCAGGTCAGACACGTGCAAAGGCTGAGTGTCTTCCAGGTCTGGCATAAGCGGGCCTCTCATTCGACCGCAGCCTGATGCTGCGGCAGTGGTGCGGTAGGAATCAGGCCCATTTGCTTGTAGATGTCGAGCTGGGCTTGCTGCTCTTGCTGGGTGAGCGTCCGAGGATCTTGGACACGGAACTTCGGAGGCTCCGGGGTATCCGAGGGAACCCACTGCGCAGCGGGGTTGTAGTGGCTCCGCGGCCCGCGGGCGGGAGCCTGGAACTTCTTGGTCTGCTGAGGCAGCTTGCTGACGTGGATGTTGCCGTTCTCGTCAGCGAGCCGGCGCAGAGAGTCCACATGCACAATCCCGAGCTCCGTGAAGTGCTTCGACCAGTACTTGGCCATCACCGGGTTAGACAGCGAATGGCCTCCGGACGGGTGGGGGAGTCCCCAGAAAGCCCAGGCGAGGGCTTCCTCCGGCTTGTCCGGGTCGGCGTGTTCTTGGGTCAGGGGTTTGTGCATGTGGCGGGCTCTCTTCGTTACGTATCAAGCTCGGCTGCTACAGAATGCCGAGCTGTCCGAGGTTGGAGTTGATGTACTGGATCAGTTCAAACGCCTTGAGGATCGGGTCCTCGGGCTCTTTGTAACCGATCGTGATGGTCCAGCCCTTCGGGCCGTCGGACGTCCACTCGTAGGTGAGCTTGGTGACCCGCTCCACGAAAATCGTGTACGGATCGGGGTAGCCGAGGACCGTGGTACCGACCCGGTCACCGAGCCAGAAATGCCCGTGACCACGCTCACCGATGATGTACGGGGCAGCGTCGGACACCTGGATCTCGTGCGAGTGCTTCGCCCGGGTAGCCCACTGCTTAGCGCGGGCCGCCATGATCGCGGAGATCGTGAACGCTTTGTCAGCGCCGTCGACCCAGCCCTCGTTGTAGTGGAAATCCCCGAGGCCGGTGACGATGTCCTCTAGCCCCGCGATCGGCAGGCTCAGGCCTGCTGCGCGGAGCGTGGGAATCTCCATGAACGCGAGGATCACGTTCTCGTACAGCGGGCGGGCGACCGCGTCCATGATGCCGCCGAGCGGCGGGAGGTCGATCGCGCCGCCGAACGCGCCGAGCGTGGCTAGCTGGGAGTTGATCAGCGACGTCAGGAAGTCGCCGCCCATGTTGATGCCGGCCGAGATGATCTCGTTCACCCCGGGCATCGACTGCCCGCCGAGCACGAACGACGTGTCCGTAGCTTCGGTGTACGTGAACTTCGACGACTCGATGCCGGTGTACGGGGACTCCATGAACACCACGTGCGGAGCCTTCGGGTACGTCCCGAGGAACCCCGGGGTGTAGTACTCACCCGGGTAGGTGGGCAGCCCGGTGTAGATGTCGATGCCCTCGGTCATGCCGTCCGACGCGATGTTCATCACCGCGCGGACCAGACCGGTCAGCAGCGACCCGCCGAACGCTGTCTCCGAACCCCAACCGGAGTTATCGACGATGTCCCAGACCAGGCAGCCGTGGCGCAGCGGGATCAGCGAGGCGATACCCTCGATCAGCGGCAGCCCCAGCTCACCGGACAGCTCCGCGAACGGGTGCGGGTCCTCGCCGTGGAAGTACCGGCGGCACACGATGGTGAGCTGCGAGTCGGCCAGGACGTTCTTCGCGGTGTCGTGGAACGACTTGAACCGGGAGAACACGATCGTCAGCGGAGAGTTGTCCGCGAGGAACGGGAACGGCTTGACGATGTTGCGCCAGTTACCGGGGTTCAGCGAGAACGGGAACCACTCGGAGATGTCCAGAGGGTTGTCCGGCAGCGTCCACAGCGAGGTCTCCAGGCGGAGGATGTTGACGAACAGCGTCAGCAGCAGCGCCCACTTCGCGGGGCCGAACATCACCCACAGCTTCGGGAACTGGAACTCGGGCCGCAGGAACGGGTTCGCCCACACGTAGATGTGCTTGAGCTCTTCGTAGTCGTGCTTGAACACGACCTCCATGTAGACGTCGCCCTCTTTGGTCCGGACGATGTCGTAGTGGTCCATGCGGCCCGTCCACCGGGCACCCTGCTTGTCGAACGAGACGTGGACGTTGCGGCGGGCGCGGCCTTTGTGGGACGCGATCCACTTAGCGAGGTAGTGGTCCAGCGAGATCGTGATCGACGCGGTGCCGGTCTCGTTCTCGATGAACTCGAACTTGTGGCTGCGCTCCCCGACGAGCTGGCCGCGGAGCTTGTAGTCGCCGTCCCAGAGGCGGATCAACGGCGGTGCGATCCGCTCGTCTTCCCGCTTCTGGCGGCGCTTCATGACGGTGTCCCAGAGCTGCTGGTGACCCGCCAGGGTTGTCATGTCTGCGGCGGGAGCTGGCATCAGCTCACCCCGAAGCCGAACCCGCTACGGTCTTCCTCGTAGTACTCTTCGTCGTACTCGGGCTCCTCGGGAGCCAGCTCGAACGAGCCGCCCGTGAGGCTGATGTACTCTTCGGCAGAGCCGTCGCCGGTGATCTCCAGGCTCAGGACCGGGATGCCGAACAGGCGGAGGGTAAAACCCATCTGACCTGGCCTTTCAGACTATTCTAGGCCCCAAGGACGGGACCAGGCGCGCGGAAGGCGCAGCGTGGCAATCTGCCCGGGGACAGCCCCGGACACGGACAACTTGAACGTGACCTCGCCGGTGTACGGCGGGATGTAGTGCAGGAACCGGACAGAGTTCATCCGCTCCCAGATCGGGGAACCAGACTCCGAAGACACCTGCTCCTCGCGAGGGTCGGAGTCGACGACGACGTTCTCAGCCGGGTACGTGTAGCCCTCGCGGAGAACCACCACGCGGCTGCCGACCTCGTACCCGCCGGTCAGACCGTCCGTATCGACCGTCATGGTCGGGACGTCCACGCCTTGCAGGTCGTCGGTGAACCGGACGACGTACGGGCGACCGCCGTCGACGTTGGTGGCGGTCTCGATCGAGAGGTCGTCGCCTTCCAGACCGGAGGCGTTACCCACCAGCTGCGGCAGGTTCAGACCGCCAGCAGCACGCTGGAACGACACGACGTACAGCCGGTCGCCGTCCTGCTCGGTGGTCACCTGGACATCGAGCCCAGCACCTCCCGAGAGCGTGCCGACATCCCCGGTCATCTCGTCGATGTCGATACCGCCGACGCCTTTGCCCGAGGCGTTACCGCCGAACAAGCCGCCGATGAAATCGATGATCCCCGAGATGATGTCGGTGATGACGCCCTGGCTCTGGGCTTCGCCGAACGTGATGCGGTACGGCGAGTAGAACCACTCGTTCAGACCCTCGACCTTGACGTAGTTACCGTCGATGTTCGGCAGGTCCGCGATCCGGGCCGCCACCGTAGCCGGCGTCGCGTTGTACGCGATCGGAGCCGTGGTCTGCCCGTCGAGCGTCAGCGTGAACGAACCCGAGGTCGGTTCCCCGACCAGCTCGACCACCTGGACCTCGTTGATCTTCGTCGACTTCACCTTGACGTCGGCGGAGCCGATCGAATCCAGCCCCACCAACGCGCCCTGAAGGTCGGCGTCGGAGGCGTTGAACGGGATACCGACCGTGGTCTCCGAGCCCAGCGACAGCGTGAACGTGCCGCCCAGAGCGCCGCCTTTGAGGCGAACCGTCTGGACCTCGTTCGTCGCCCCGCCGAGAGACACCTCGACGTCGTTGGCGGAGATACCCGCCAGCGCGATCAGCGCAGCGCGGACATCGTTCGGGGACGCGTTGTAAGCTATCGGCTCTGTCCACTCATCGCCGTACCCGATCTTGAACGTGCCGCCGGTCGGGCGGCCGTCGATGTAGATCTGCTGGACTTCCTCGACGCGCAGACCACCGATCTGCCCGGGCATCCGGATACGCCGGGTGCCGAGCGACGGGTCCTCGTCCTCGTCGAGATCGAGCTTGTAATCCGGGACCGTCCACAGCGTGGCCGGGGACTTCGGAGCACCGAGCCACGGCAGCCCCGGGATGTACGGTTCGGCAGGCTTCTCCGACGACCCGGGCAGCGTCCACTTCGGCCAGATGATGTTGTCCGTCGGGTTCGCGTTCGGGACCGTGATCTCGATGTCCTCGACCGGAAGCTCCGGCTGCGGCCACGGCCACGGCAACGGGTTCGGGTCGAACGTCGTATCCTCTTGGACCTCGATCGGGTAGACGACATCGTCCTCGTACCAGAACGGGTCGCCCGCGACGACGACCATCTTCGTGATGTTGACCTCCCGACCGCGCGGGTCGGTGACCATGTCAGTCGTCGGGGACTCGAACAGCCGCACCTTCAGGTAGCGGTGCCCGGACTCTCCGGTGGTGATGTGGAGCTTCGCGTCGCGCTTGAACGACCACGCTTTGCGCCACGCCGAATCCCGGCGCAGCCAGGTCTCGTCGTTCTCGTCGTTGAGGATCTCGACGCCGAACACCAGGTCGCGTCGCAGGACGCGGTGGTTCAGGTACCGAGCGCCGGGGAAGTTCCCCGGCTCCTCGTACGTCGCCTTCACCGGCGGGTCGAGCAGACCCGTCACCTCGGTAGCGAGGTAGATCCCCTCGGTGCCGTTGGTGAGGTCGAACCACTCACCGTTGACACCTTCGAGTTCGACGAGGGTATCGGGGTCCAGCAGTCTGGAAGCCATGTAACTCCTCGTTACGTTTCAAGTTAGCGGCGTGTGTAAGTGAGCGCTTGCTTGTTCACTTCGTTGTTCTTCACCGCGATAGCGTCGTCAACCGAGTTGACCTGGATGTTCATGACGTTTCCGAGCGCCTGCACTCCCCAGTCGAGACCAGCGTTCAGACCGTTGGTGATCGCGCCTCCGCCGATGCCGAGGTCGCCCATCGCCTGGTCGAGGTTCGCCCGAGCGAACCCGGCGACGGCGTCAGTGCCCTGCTGCCAGGTCGAGGCGAACTGCTCGCCGAGGAACTGGGCTAGCGTCTTCTGCTCACCTAGCTCGCCGGTCTGCTTCTGCTGGATCTTGAGCTGGTCCTTCTGGTAGGCCAGCTTGTCCTTGTCAGCCTGCAGCGCGTCGATCCGCGCCTGGATCGCGGCCTTCTCGTCCTTGGATCCGGCCTCGTTCTTCTGGACCTTGAGCTGCTTCCTCTGCAGTTCGAGCAGGGCCATCTGATCCTGGACGTCTTTGATCTGCTGCTTCATGTCGCCGCTGAGCAGCGAGGAGCCGTCCGCGGCCCCCGCGATCGGTTCGGCGAACGACTTGTTCAGCTCCTTCGACGTGTCGAGGGTCGACTGCAGCGAGGTCTGGACATCACCGAGGCTGGACTGCAAAGCGGCTGTACCGCCCCCGAGGTTGAAGGCAACGGCTCCAGGAGCGGTGCCGAACGTCTCCTTGAACGCCTCGAAGATCTGCTTGGCCATCTGCTTGGCCCGGTCGAGAACCGGGTCCAGCCCGTTCTCCAGGCCGGTGCCGAGGCCTTCCATCAGCGCTTCGCCGGCGGGGATCAGCTCTTTCCGGTCCTTGGGCAGAGGTCCCTTGACCGCAGCGATCTTGGCGGCGATGCCGGATGCGAACGAGAGCACCGACTCCAGGCCGGCCTTGATACCGGACAGCAGGCCGTCCATCAGGGCTTTACCCGCGGCCACCAGGGCCGAGCCGAAGTTACCGGCGGCGGCAGCGATCTTCCCGGGCAGGGCCTGGATCTCCGCCAGGACTCGGGAAGCCCCCTCGACAGCCGCGGAGACCATCTGGTTGAACGCGTCCCGTACCGCGTTGACCGCTACCGAGAATGCGTTGGAGATGACCGAGCCGACAGAGCTGAACGCGTTTCCGACAGCGGAGAGCACCTGTCGTGCCCCGGCGGAAACTCCTGCGACGATCTGGCTCCAGACCGCCGAGACGCTCGTGGTGATCGAGTTCCAGACGTTCGACAGCGTCGACGGGAGTGTGGCGATCGTAGCGGCTACCGACGCCATAGCGGTAGCGGCGGATGTCTGCACCGAGGTCCACACCTCGGACGCCTTCATCTTGACGCCTTCCCAGCCGATCTGGAGCTTGGCGAACATGTCTCGCCAGCCCGCGTCCTCGGAGGTGAAAGGAGCGAACAGGTCGTCTGTCAGAGCGGACCCGTCGAAGTTCGGCAGGAGGCCCTTGAACAGGTCCCCCATACCGTTGATGGTGTTCGACAGGTTGACGATCGACTGGAGGGAATCCCCGATCGACTTCAGCCCCTCGTTGAAGTCCTCGATGTTCTTCGGGTCTTTGAAGAAGTCCAGGCCGCTTTCGAGAATCCCCCCGACGCCTTCGAGCAGCGTCTTGAGGGAGGCCCCGAGGCCGTCGAACGCTTTGTCGAGCGTCCCGTCCTCGTTGAGTTTGTTGATCCAGTTCCGGAACGACTCGCCCGTCTGGTTGAACCAGTCAGCGACGTTCGGCAGCTTCGAGGTGAACTTCTCAGCCAGAGTGAGCAGTCCGTCGGTGAACGATCCGATGCCAGGAGCGGCACGTGAGATAGCCGCGCCGATGTTCGAGATAATCCCCTCGATCTTGGCCATCCCGGCCTCAGAGGTGATGGTGTCGGTGAACGACTTGGCGAAGTCCGCCATACCCTGCGTCACCTTCGGCAGGTTCGCCGCCAGCATCGGGAACGCCTTCCCTAGCTGGTCGAAGACCGGTCCGAACTGCTGCTCGACCGCCGCAGACATAGACGCTTTGAGAGCCTCGAACGGCTCCTGCAGCCGCTCCGCAGCCTTCTTCAGGCCGTCGATGCCGAGAGCCAGTGCGCCGATCGGCACGGCTACCGCGGAAATCAATCCGGGAAGAGTCAGCAGCGCAGAGGTCAGTAGTCCGATCAGCGGGGCGGCCAGGACGGTGATACCCGCGAAGATTGCCGCGTAGCCCGCCGGGTTGATACCGGACCCGAACGACGGTCCCGGGATGTTGGAGATGCCTTCGGAGATCCTGCGGAAGAACCCCTTGTCAACATCGACGTCCGCATCGACCTTGACCTTGGCGGACATACCTTTGGTCTTAGCCGCAACCTCGGAGCGGAAGTTCCCCATGTCCGGCTCGACCGGGATGTGGACCTTCATCTTCTCGGCGGATTCGATCGCCCGCTTCAGCTCTCGGTAGAACCCGTCGAGGTCAGGGGTCACCTTGATACTTAGGCGGCCGACCTCTTTCCCTGCAGCCACGAGCTACCTCACTATCTGCCCGTTGCCTGGGCCTTCCGATTGCGGGAAGCAGCCATACGCATGGCCGCGACGGCTCCGAACGAGCCGGGTTTGTACTTCTTCGCCTTGTGGGCTTTGACCTGCGGAACCGGGAACGGTTCGGGCGGGGTCAGCCTGCGGCGCTTGTCCTTCGACGTGTTCGCCAGCAGGTACATGAACTTGAGAGCTCGGATTTCGTTGACCAGCGCCGCGGTGGTGTACGTCTGATCGGTCCAACCGCGGAACTGAGGCCCGCCCTGCTTCTCGGACCAGAACCTGCCCTCCCGGGGCAGCTCTTTGATAAGCGCCAGGACCTGGATAGGTCCGAGCCGGGAGGCGGGATCGAACAGATCCGCGAGGTTCATGTGGTAGTGGGACCGGAAGTCCGCGTACAGGGCGTCGCCGTAGTCGTCGATCAGTCCTCCGAGCTGGAGGCTTCCCCCACTTGCGTCTCCTCCAGCCAGTGGTTGAGGATCTTCGTGGCGACCGCGACGTCCTCGTCGATAGCGTCGAGTAGCGTCTTGGAGTCCCGGCCCGCGGCCAGGCTGAGGATCTTGAACACAGCGTTAGTCAGCTTGTCGACGTCTGCCTCGGTGGTGTCATCGGAAGACTTGTCGTTGACCGCTTTGATGATGTCCAGCTGCTTCAGCACGTCTTTGCGCACGTCCTTGCGGAGGCGCGTCGCGTTGCGGAGATAGACAGTGGTGTCTTTGTCGATCTGGATCGGTACCGGGGCTCCGAACTCGCGGTCGGCTTCCTCTCGGATGTTGTCCAGGTTGAGAATCGTGCTCATAGGTGGCAGGCCTTTCGATTGGCGGCGGGCTAGGTAAAGCGGGAGGTGGGGAGCCGCCCAAGGCCCGCCAAGGTGTGCAGGCGGCTCCCCGTTTGACACGGGTTACGTGTCAAGTTCGAATCAGGCGACGTCGACGGTTACGCCGGAGCCGCCCGTGGTGCTGTCAACGCCCAGCGCAACAGCCAGCGGACCCGAGATCTCGAAGTCCGAGCCGTCGGCCGTGACCGTCCACGCAGACTCGGCGACACCGTCATCGACAGCACCGATCGCGGTCTTGATCGCGGAAGCGTTGGCGTTGTAGGCGATGTCGTCGGTGGACTTGCCGCCGACCAACAGGGTGTAGTCACCGCCGGTAGCGCCGCCCAGATCGAGCAGGTACACGACCGGCGCGTCAGCGGCGTTGAACCAGTCCTCTTCGATCCACTCGTACAGGTTGTACGACTGATAGTCGAGGAAGGTCGCGCGCACCGGCAGAGCGCCGAACTCGTCGGTCGCCAGCGAGATCGCGTCCTCGCGCTTCAGCGAAGCCTTACGGGCGTGGAAGCCGAGGCGAACGTCGTTGTCGACGATCACGATCAGCAGCGCACGCTCGTTCACGACCGAGCCGGACTTCACGCCGAAGATGCCGGGGGTAGCCGACTGGTTCGGGCCGAAGTACAGCTCCAGAGCCGACTCGTCGAACTGGGTCAGGTTGATGACCACGTAGTCCGCGATCTCTTCCGTCTCGACCTCGCGCAGCTTCTTCTTCTGCCACGAGCCGCGGACCTCGGAGTCCCCGCCGTCGAAGCCGAACTCGGGCAGATCATCCTCGGAGGTGTGTCCGACGAGCTCCCAGCCGGTGCGGTCCCACGCCTCGGGGTGCTCCAGGTCGATCAGCTTGAGCTGAGAAGGGGTAGGTGCCGCCGTGCCGACCGCAGCGGTGTACACGTACCCCCGCGCGGCAATGAGGACGGCATCATCTTTCAGTGCCATTTGGTTCCTTAGTTCTTAGGGGGCCGGATGCCGAGTCGGATCAGGCCGAAGACGCGCCAGGTGCGGTCAAACGGTGACGGGCCGTGGGACGCGCCCAAGGTCTCGGTCACCGAGTGCAGATAGCCGGCTGGCGTTTTGGTTTGAAGACGTGCAGCGCGGTACAAGACCTCTAGGGCGTCCTCGTACATCTGCTCGGTAGTGGGCAGGTCAGCCGCTGAGTAAGCGGTCATCTCGACCACCGGCTGCGTGAACAGCGTCGGGTGCTCGGGGCTGCGGGTACCGCCTACGCGACGGACGGTGATCAGCGGGAACGTGCGGGAGTCGATGTCCTCGACCCACGTCCCGACATGCACACCCGTCAGAGACGGGACAGTGCTGATCGGATTGGACAGGTCCTCGTGGCCGCGGAGAATCGGGAGCACGACCTCACCGACGATCGGAAGCTTGCCAGCCATGCGTTACCCCCTCTTCCCGCGCTTAGCGCCGGTAGAGATAGCGGTCTGGCCACCGAACCCGGCGGCACCGGTGAGGATGTACAGCCCCTGCGGAGCCTTCGTGACGCGGCCGTACTTCTCCGGGTCGAAGACACCGGACGGGTAGTGGCCGTACTCGATCGACTCGGGGCTAGGGGCCTCCATGTTGACGTAGGCATCCACCGAACCGTTGGTCCGAGTGATCTTCGTCAGATGGTCCGGGCCGTGGATCTTCTCCCACTGAGTGCTCGCACGAGCGGCAGCCAGGTTGGCCTTCGCCCGGTCAGCGACCTCGTCAGCTTCGGAGCGCATCTCGTGGACCACACCGGGCAGGTGCGACACGACTTTGTTCAGACCGGATCGCCCGTAGTACAAAGGCATCAGAACCTCCGAACCACGTATTCGAGGCGGGCGGTGCGGCGAGAGCCGTTGTAACGACGAGGGTCGCCGTACACACCCCAGCGCTCACCGCGCCACACAACCTCGGACCCGGACTTCAACTCGGTCGTGAACGACCGGGGGAGCCGCATCGTGTAGACCTGCTCGGTCACGTCGCCGATGTCGTCCATCTCCGCCCGACGGGAGGATGTACCCGACTGGTTCTGGATCTGGAAGCGCGCGACTGTCTCGACGCCGGTGGCAGAAGGGCCGACCAGGGTGTTGCCCAGCCGGTCCTTCCGAGTCACCTCGGGGTACACCGTTACGGGCTCGTAGTTAGCCCCGTCGTCCAGTAGCCCGCTCATCAGTAGCCCCAGTACAGCGGGGAGCTCTGCTGGAACACCTGCCACTCGACCGAGCCGAACGCCGGGTATTCACCCGAGCGCTCCAGCGGAGTCTTCGGACGAACGTTGAGCACGCCGACGTTCTTGGAGAGCCCGAGCTGAGCCCACTCTTTGTCGGTGATCTCGATCGCCCCGGTGTTCAGCCGCCAGTTGAGCTGGTACGAGTAGTTGCCATCGGTCTCACCGATGTAGCCGTCGGGGTTGCGGATCAGGCGCGTGACCGCGGAGGCCTCGACCTTGATAACCCGCTTGAGGTAGTCCTCGTCCTCGGCTTTGTCGTCCAGGTCGGGGATGCGAGAACGGATCTCGATCTCGGCGTCCTCTAGGAACGTCTCGACCTGGGTCTCTTCGTCATCGGTCAGCGGCCGCCCGAGCCGCGCGACCACGTCGCTGGGCTCGGCGTATGCCATCAGGCCATGCCCTCGACAGTGGACTCGAGATCAGCGAGGCGCTTCTCCAGCTTCGCGATAGCCTCTTGGACGGTGTCGTCAGCAGCGACAGCAGCAGGAGCGGCAGCCGGCTCGTAGTCCTCGTCCATAGCAGCCGGGGCGAACCCGGTCAGGTCGGTGAGCTTGGCCACGATCTCGGAGTCGCTGAGCGAGCCGAGCCATCCGCGGACCACCGCACCGTTGTAGGGGTGGGTCATGAAAACCTCCAGGTAGCGACACGGCGGCGGGACCCTCCGGGGAGAGCCCCGCCGTTACGTATCAAGTTCGGGACAGAATCAGTTGGGGTCGACGTCGTCGACGAACTTGATGAAGGCCTGCTTGTCACCGAGCAGCCAGCCGAAGGTGACCTCGATCAGGATCGCGATCTGGTTGGTCTGCCACATCGACACCGTCGAGGAACCGTCGGTCAGGGTGGCGGTGTCCGTCATCTTGATGCGGATCTCGTCAGCGAAGCCGAACTTCAGCTGCGAGAAGTCGCCGCCCACGATGCGGGTCTTGGTGTCAGTCGCGTTGCCCAGGTCGCCGCCGACAGCGCGGCCGAACTGAGCCGGGAGGCCCAGGACGTCGCCGGTCTGAGCGGCCAGGTTGATGCGGCTCGGGTCCACGTTGCCGTTGGCGTCGCGGTAGGCCTGAGCGCGGAGCAGGTGAGCGCGGAAGCGCGGGTCGACGGCCCAGCCGTTGAACTCCACGTCGGTGTTGGCCGAGACGAGGTCGTAGCCATCGAGCAGGCGGTCCAGCAGCGGGTCGCCAGCTTCCTGCAGGTAGTCAACGTTGGTCGTGTTGGCGATCACGTTGTCGGTGTCGATGCCCTGGAGCGCCGAGCCGGTCAGCGGGGACTTGCCGTGGAACACAGCGAGGTCGATACCGCGACCGATGGCGTAAGCCAGCTTGCCCTGAAGCTGGGTGTACAGGCCGGACGGGTTCATGCGCGCGAACTCTTCCGACACGGTGACGATGGTCGCCAGCTTGATCGGCGCAACCGAGCGGGTGTCCCACGCGGTACCGGACAGCGGCTTCAGGCCACCTTCTCGCTGCTCGTTCGACGTACCGACGCCGACCTGACCCACCTCGGGGTTCTTAACGGTCGTGGGGATGATCGTCTCGCCGTACGAGATCGGGATACGCTCGCCGAGGCGCAGGACGAGCGAGCTCTCCTCAGCCTTGTCGAAGATGGGTCCGATGACCTCTTTGGGGAGCAGGTCGGAGGGGACGTGGGCCAGACGGCCCTGGTGGTTGCTGCCCGCGGAGTTCGGGATCAGTTCGTTCAGGGTTGCCACAGGGGCTCCTTACTTCTGGAGTTGGGACTTCATGAGCGCGGTGAAGGCCACCGCAGGGTCGTTGCTCGGGGCTTCTGTGCCGAGGCCTTGCGAGCGGTCGACAGCGGCCACGGGGCCGTTCTTGAGGCCGAACAGGGTCTTGAGGCTCTCGGCGTGCGTCTTGAGCGCTTCCTCCGAATCGCCCTGCAGCGTGTTCGCGAACGTGAACAGCGGCGTGGGATCGGGGGTGAGAGCCTGGACCGCGGTCACCAGACGGTCGAAGTCGTGCTGCTTCTCGGACGCGGAGGTAGCCGCCTGGGCTGCCTGGGCTTCGAGAGTTGCGAGCTTCTCCGCGAGACTGTCGCGCTCGGTCTCCACGGTGCGGAGCTGAACTCGGTAGTTCGCGGCCTCGGTGTTCGCCTTCGAGAGCTTATCGCGAGCCCAGTCAGGCAGGTCCTCGCTCTTGGGGGCGGGGGCCGCCGGAGCCGGGGCAGCGGGAGCTGCGGGTTCGGGCGTCGAGGGGGTGTCGGTGGGTTCGGTCATCTGTGCCTCCTGGGCGTGGGGTGACTCCTGCTCCTGGCAGGTCGGTCGGGTTGGCGGGCTAAGCAGCGAGTGCTGCGTACTGCTGTGCTGAGATCTCGCCGCGCTCCAGGCGACGGCGAAGGGCGTTGATAGCCAGCTCGTTACGAGTAAAGGGCTGGCCCTTTTTCTTACCGCTCTTGTGGACAAGGCCTTTGTCCTCAAGGTCGATGGCTTCCTTGGTGGCGTCTCCCCAGAGGTCGAGGGCGCGATCGGCAGCTTCTTTGCCGAACCAGTCCTCGTTCCGGAAGACGGGGATCACCTTGCAGTCACACCCGGTGTGCCACTGCTTGATCTCTCCGCTGATGTCGGCGAAGTAGGTCTCCTGGTCGTTGTTCTCGAACAGCTCCAGAGCGTGTTCCGTATCAAGGTCGAGACCAGCGGTCTCGGCCCGGACGTACGTAGGTCCGCGGCTGATCAGCATCAGGCACCAGGCACAGGTCTCCCGGCCCGTCGCGACGCGAGCCCAGCCCCGCAAGACGCGGGGTTCCGGGTCGTTCTCGACGGCGTGGATGATCTGCTGACGGCCTGCGTTCTCCACCTCGCGGACGGCTCGGAGCGTCAGGTGCGTCAGCGCGTCCCCGCGGGTGTCCGCCTGCTGCATCCGCTCACGAGCCGGGTCCATGTTCTCGACGAACTTCTCGAACGTCGTCCCCTCCAGGGGCCGATCGTTACGAGGGAGATCCGGGTGATGCTGAGCCCGCTGCGAGTCGTAGAACCTGCGAGCGAGCACCGATGCCTCGGTGCGCCGGCGCTGGATCTCGGGGAACAGCAGGTCCAGCAGACGCAACCAGTCGAACATCGTCAGCGCGGGCTGAGCGAAGAACCCGGCCACGTTCCTGACGTGCCGGACTACTGCGGCGGAGATGAGGAGCTGCGCGGCGGCGTACTCCTCCGGGCTCACCGGGTCTTGGTCCGGTTAAATCCGGAAGGCGACGTCTGCGTCTCCGTCTTGGTATCGGTGACCGTCGGCTTCGGCGTGGCGTCAGCCTGGGCTTTCGTCGTGGAGTACAAGGTGTCGATCATGTCCTCGGTCTCCTGCTTGTCCCAGTCACGCATCTGCTCGCGCTGAGTAGCGGTGTAGCCGAGGTCGATGCGAGCCTGCTCCTTCGGGATCGGACCCTGGCCGTTGGCGTACAGCTTCGACACAGCGTCAGCCTTAGCGGCGACCGTCGGGGTCGACGGGTCGCGCCAGACTGTCTCCAGCCGGGTGTACTCCTCGGTGACCTCGCGGCCCATGATCTGCATCGCGATCCGCATCGCGCGCTCCCAGGCACCGCCGAAGATCCGGCCTTTACGCTCGGCCATCTTCACGATCCGGGAGTCGGTAGCGATGATGGCCTCAGCCGAGGCGGGGTTCTCCGACGAGGACGACAGGTACTGAGGCGGCAAGCCGGTGATAGACGCGGCCTCTTTGCGGAATACCTCCATCTCCTCGGCGAAGTTCCGCAGCTCGGCAGCCTTGAACTCGGAGATCTTGGCGGCCTCAGAAGCGAGCGTCAGGATGCGCCCGTAGTAGATGTCGAGCGTCGTGTTCTCGCCGTCGTTGGTCAACTCGTCGGTGGTGACACCGGAGATGACACGGAGCGGGGTGCCCAGGATCTGGGACGCCGACTGCAGGTTCATCAGCGTGCGAGACGCGGCGTCGGTGACCTTGCGCAGCTCCGGAGAGATCTCCGACCGGCCGTATCGGTTACCGAGGCGCGGGTCGTTGGTCAGCGGTACGACCGGCACCACACCGAGCCCGTGCTTGATGACGTCCCCGTCGACGACCCACTGGTCGTTGAGCCCGCCGTTGCGGCGGAGCGGGACAGTCTCGTCAGGCAGGTACAGCGTGGCTCGATCCGGGACCGCGACGTCGTCGCGCGTCGTGTATAGACGGACAGCCCGGGTGACCCGGCGGGTGTTGCGCGGGTCCAGCTCGGCGTACATATACAGCGGAGACTCGACCCGGATCAGCGGGATACCCGCGGGGTCCCCGGACTCGACGTCCGGGTGGCTGACCGTGATGTACGCGCGGCCGAACGTCAGCGAGTCGTCGTGTCCGAGGACCGACTCCTCGTCCAGGTCGTTCGCCTGCCACCAGTTCCAGAGCTCTTCGAGCCCCTCGGAATCCTCCGAGATACGGAACCCCTCGATGTCCAAGCGATCGGACAGAGTGCGGAGGTAGGTAGCGACCCAGCCTGGCTGGACGTCCAGGTAAGCCAGCTCCGGTGGAGCGCCGATCCCGATCGTCTTCAGCCGGCGCGTCCCGTTGCGGTAGGCCTCGGCTTCCAGCAGGTTCGGCAGGTCCCGTGCGAGGAGCCCTTGCAGTCGCTCGACGTGCTCGTGGTAAGTCGTCATCGCAGCAGACCCGCCCCCTTTCCTGTGTTGCTCTTGCTGAGCAGGAAGTCCTGGCGCGAGCCCCAAGCGAGGACAGCCGTCACAGCGGCGTCGATCTTGCGCTTGGATTCTTTGCCAGGTTTCCTGATGCTGATTGCGTCGTATATCGTCGGGTGCTGGTGCGCGTTGGTGATGTGCGCTTTGAGCACCGGGTTGTTGTCGTGTTTGACCTCGCCCGCCAGAACAGCGTCACGGAACCGCTCGCAGTCCAGCGCGAATCGCTTTTGCTGGCCGCGCATGTCGAAGGCGACCGGGTTACCGGGGGAGGCGTTGATCCTCAGCTTGCGTCGGAAGTCCTGACCCCAGGCGTCGACCGACTGCTCGAACTCCTTGACGTCCGCGCGCATACCGACGACGTCGTACTTCTCGAACATCGACCGGACGTACGCGTCCACGTCCTGGCGCGGAACCTTGTGCCCCTCGTACTTCTCAGGCACCCAGACCTTCACCAGGAACAACGCCCCGTCCTCGACCCGGCACGCGGTGAGCGCGGTGTGGTCGTTGGACAGCGAGCCGTCGAACCCGAGCGTGATCCGCTCGCCCTTCCTCAGCGGAGGCAGGTTGATGTCGTGGTTGCGATCCCACTCAGACGGTGCGATCCACGATTCCTCAGTCGCGTTGACCTGGTTGAGGAACTTCCGCCGGGACTCGATGACGTCGTTCTTCGCCGTCAGGACCGACATCAGAATGTCGTCGAGCGGGAGCCAGATCGAGTCGCCGCGGGCGATCTCCAGGCCCTTCATGAGCTGGGCGACCCCGGCCTCGTACCCCTCGGGGTCGTCGGACGGGAACGGGATCTCGGAGACCGGCGTGTCAGCCGGGGCTTCCAGGGCGTCGTAGAGGACGCCGGTGTCGATAGCGTCGCCTGCCAGGATGTCCAGCCAGTTCAGGTAAGACATCTCCGCGACGGTGTCGTCGCCGGGCCGGTGAGCGTTGCAGATCGACAAGGTGCGGGCACCGTCGACCTTGGTCATGTTGCCTTCGATGACCTCGGCCATCTGGTGGCCGTCGTTGACCTCGCCGCCGGGGCCTACTCCCCACCACTGCGTCTCGTTCTGGATGACGAACGTCGGGCGGTTACCTTCCATCGACGCGGGGGACGCGGTCGCGGCTTCGAGCCGGCCGCCGATCTCGGAGTAGATGATGAAGCGGTTGACGGACAAGCCGTACTCGGCCTTCAGCTTCTTCGAGACCATGATCGGGAACAGCGAGAACGTGTTTTTCGTCTGGTCCTGGGAGACCGCGGCGATCGTGACCCACGCCGCGTGCCGAACGCGGCCGACCGGGTTGCCCGCCTCGTCGAAGTGCGAGAAGGCCACGGGGCCGCAGAGCTCCGCGAGCGACATCGCTGCTACCAGCGGGTCCTTACCGTGGCCCTTCATGCGGCGGAAGGTGCCCTCGCGGTAGACGTACTTACCGTTCTCGTCGACGGCGTACCACCAGGCCAGGAACCGTGCCTGCTCCATCGTGGGGATGAAAGGCCCGGAACCGTCCGGTGCGTTGACGTACTCGAACAGCCAGCTGATGATCTGCCAGCCGAGAGTCTTCTCGGGCAGGAACCATGAGCCGTCTTCGTACTGCCGCCAGGTCGGCCCCTGGATATGCGCCGGGGCGGGGAGTAGCGACTCCGGGTAGTGAACCGCCACTCCACCTCCTCGTTACGTATCAAGTCACCGAGCGCAGAAAGTCCGTCGCAGGGTCGATGTTGTAGCTCACGTGCGGGCCTGTGCCGCGGATGAAGAACAGACCAGCGTCCAGCACCGCGCGGATCAGCGCGATCAGCTCGAACGTCGGGTTAACCCCGATCTCCAGAAGCTGGCGCAGGATCGAATCCGGACCAGAGAACACCCGGGACATCATCACGACCTTGTAGATCGCGGTCTTCATCTCGCCCGAGTCGCCCTCGCAGTCGGTGTACAGGTCGCCTTTGTGGGCGTAGTTCCTCCACCAGTCCGGGGTGTCGGCCATCAGCTGGTCAGCGATACCGTGCGACTTCGCCGAGGGCATCTGACCGCCCGGGTCAGGCCACACCATGCCGGTCTCGCGCATCGGGTTGCCGAACGTCACGGCTCCGCGCACGTGGTCTTTGACCCAGTGCAGCCGGCCGGTCACCGGCTTGATGTGGTACTCCCACAGCTCGGAGGTGACGATCGCACCTTGCGAGTAGCCGATCATCGACAGCCCGTAGCGCTCGATGCGCTGGCGCTCTTCCTCCAGGATGCGGGTAGCCTCGGTGACCCCGTTCGCCACGGACGGCCCCATCGGGAACGCCTGCGCGGTGTACGGCGGGCCTACCGGACGCCACAGGTACACATCCCCGAGACGTCTCGCGACGTCAGCGTCCGGACCTACCCACCAGGGGACTCCCGTCCCGGAGACGGTGAGCAGTACCGGACGGGTGTCCTCGGGAGCCGGAATCCCCAGCGCGCGCAGATCGTCGTCAGAGACGATCCCGTCGAGCGGCTGGAACGTCCGGGACTCGTACTCGGTCTGCCACGCCTCAGCCCGCGGACCGAACTCGTCGGTGTCCGTGGGCAGCGGGCCGTGGACTCGCGCATACCCGGCGAACCGGGCCGCCATCACCTCGCGCCAGCGGCGCACCGTGGGGTTCCGGTCTCCGAGCTTAAGCGGCATGGAACTTCTGCTCGGCCGCCAGCCACTTCTGGATCTGGACCTGAGCAGCGGTGATGTCCTCGGGCTTGACGCGCTTCAAGATGCGCTTCGCCAGCTCGGGGTTGTTCGTCGGATCGTCGGAGTTCGACACCGCGTACAGCAGCGCGATCGAGACCGGGTCACCGTAGATCACAGCGAGCTTCTCGACCAGCTGGATATGGACGTTGGCGTCCGTCGACCAGGACAAGCCGGCGATCGTGTCGACCTCGCCCTCGTGCGGCCAGTGCAGCGGCGAGCGGGACTTGCGCTTGTACTTGGCCTGCTGGCGAGCCAGGTCCAGCAACTCACGCTGTTCAGCGTCGGTTAGAGCAGACAAAAAGTCGTCCTCTTCGTGAAGTAGTTGCAGCAGCGCATCGCCCTGGGCGAGCGCGCGGTTGTAGCGGGCTTGTCGATCCGCGAGACCGTTGGTGCCGCCGTTGATCCGGCGGGTGACCGTGTTCAGGTCGCGGCGATCGGACAGCTCGTTGATGTCCGGACGGGCGACCGTCCAGTACCAGGCAGGGCCGATGCCCGCCCACTTCAGATCAGCGAGCTCGCGGTAGTTCACGACGAAGTAGTCCGGAGTCGGAACCATCCCGAACGCGTACGCCCACTGCGAGAACGACCGGTAGTTGTAGTCCCAGGTGATCTGAATCCACGTCCGGCCGATGTACGGCGCGTACCGCCCGTTCTTGGCGATCTCCTCGGTGTACTGGAACGACCCTGACTCATGCCCGATCTGAGCCAGCCACATCGCGATGCGGTTGACGTTCGTGCACTCGGATTCCCGGAGGCCCGAGCGGACCGCGGGCAGGATCTCCGCCGCGCGAGCTTCGCTCAGGCCGGTGGCCGCCGCCAGGATGGGGGCTGCGGACACCTGGGTAGCGGGCTTGTAAATCCCGAGGTACCCATCCAGGAGCTTCTTCGCGAAGGCTTCGTTTCGAGGGTCGCCTTCGGGGTACGAGAGGTCGTAGTGCATCTCGTCGGGCTTTGACCAGCGCCGTCCCCAGAAGACTGTCCCTTCGAACAGCCGAAGTCCTTCCTCGACCTTGGCAATCTTGTCCGCAGACATCCGGTACGTGCCCCAGGGGTACTTGGGCGCGTTGACGTCCACAGCTACCCCGGACAGGTGGTTAGACCCGTTGTTCTTCCCCGGCTGCCCTAGTACGTCGTTATCAAGGGACCAGCCCCAGATCGGGGTGACGATCTCCTCGACGTTGCGGTCGTACCAGTACAGCCACGCCCCGAGAATGGTTAGCGGAGCTCCCTTACGGATGGGTGCTGTGTCGGTTAGATACAGGCCGGGGATGCGGACGATGTCGCACTCGTCCCTGTTGCAGCACCGCCACCCCTTCTCGGTGTGGGTGTTCCCGTTGACGATCCGGAAGCTCACGAGGCCGCCTCAGCGCTTGAACGGGTTGATGGCGTTGATCAGCTGCTCGGGGAGCCGGGACAAGTCGGGGAACAGCCCGATGATCTTGTCGTCCAGCCGGGACAGATCCGGGATCTTCGCCAGGATCTTGTCGTCGAGGTCAGCGAGGTCGGGCATCTTCGCGGTAGCCCGGTCGATCACCTGGTTCAGGAACTCGGGGTGAGCCCGGAGGTAGTCGAAGACCGCCTTCACAAGAGCAGCGGCGAACATGGTGATAAGGCGGTTCATGAAGTCCTTAGTCGGTAGCGGCTTCGATCAGGTCCCACAGGTCGGAGTCCTCTTCTGGGACGTCGATCAACCAGCGGTCCTGGTGGTGCGTCACCCGGACAGGTCCGGGCGGTAAAGTCAGCGCGAGCTCTCCGTTGAACGGCTTCACGCGTACGACGCGGGGCGTGATGATCACGCCGTCCTGCTCGCGCAGGTCGCTGGAGAAAGTCCAGTGCGAGTCGTCCGGGCGACCGGTGATGTCCTTGACGGTGGCGGTGATGGCGGGCATGGGCGGCCTCTCAGGACAGTGGTACGAAGATGCTTGCCCAGGGGTTATTCGTCGACGCCGAGAGCGTTCCGGACGCCGTAACCGTGTTGACCGCCAGCAGTGATCCGGTCGACTTCAGGTTGTAGCGGTTGGTCACCCCGGAGAACGAGGCGAACTGGGTGGTCGGGCCGCCACCGTTGCCGCCGGAGAAGAAGCTCAGGCCAAGCGGGCCAGTCAGGGTGACCGCGTGGGACAGAGTCGTGCCCGATCCGGACGTGGCGACCGGGGTTAGCGAGGCGGCAACGCCGGTGGCGGAGATCGCGGTGACGATCGTCCACCCATCACTGACCGCTAGGGCGACCGATCGTGGAGCCCCGGTCCCGCCGCCAGCCAGTCGGTACACCGATAGACCGCCGCTGGCGTTGTTGTTGTTGTTGGCGCGGGAGGCGATCAGGCCCATCGCCGTTCCGCCGAGGGTGACGCTGCCCGTGTAGGGACCGGTCCGGTCGGTGGCGACAGCCACGAACACGTCCGCGCCGGCGGCCGCGGTGAAGTTGAACGCGGACGGCGTTCCAAATGCCGAAGAGCCGGACCCGATGGCGTCGTACTGTGGATTGATGGCTGACCAGATCTCGACGGTACCGATGCTGATCTTTTTGATCTCGGTCGAGCCGATCGCGGCTTTCGCGAAAGCCGTCGTGGCAAGTGACATACCTGCCACGGCGACCTCCTATGCAGTCCTGAGATAGATAGTGTTCGAGTCCTTGGTGCCGATCGCGGTGTACTGCGCCTCGGTCCCGACCCAGATCGTCAGCGTCCGGGCACCGGAGTTGTCCGAGCCGGCGACGTAGCCGGTGGCCAGCTTCGACAGCGAGATACCCGCGCCGGATGCGACTTTGGCGTTGGTCACCGAGCCGTCGGTCGGGGTGCGGGTGTCCGACAACCTGGAGTCGTTACCGACGCACGCGGTCGTCGACGACGTGCCGAACGAGACAGACAGCGTCCGGTCGGCGGTCAGATCGCCGCCGCCGGTGAGGCCGGTGCCCGCGGTGATCGTGGTGGTTTTGTCGGCTTTCGCGCCGATCTGCGAGGCGACCGTGGTAGCGAAGTTCGGGTCGTCGCCCAACGCTGCGGCCAGCTCGTTGAGCGTGTTCAGCGTGTCGGGCGCGGAGTCGACCAGCGCGGCGGTGCCGAGAGCCACCCGTGCGTCCACCGCGTCCTCGTCGAGCTTCTCGTCGAGAGCGTCCTGGAGACCGGTGACGTTAGCGATCGAGTGGGTGTGCGAGCTCGGGGTGAACGTCGACGGCTTGTCGTCGATGTCGTCCCAGGACACCGAGCCTGCCTCGGGCGGGTTCGAGACCAGGTACGCGGCGATAGCCGAGTCGAGGTCGGTGACATCCGCGGCGACGTGGTCGTGCGCAGACGGCGGGAACTCGGACGGCACGTTGATCAGCCCGTCCCAGTCCGCTGACGGCGGGTGCAGGTCTAGGTAACCGTTGATCGTGTCGGCGATCAGGTCGGCGGTGGAGTCCGGCGGGAACGCGACCGACGAAGCGATCAGCGGCCACAGCGAGGAGTCCTCTTCCGGCACCTCGATGAACCAGCGGTACTCGCCGTAGACGACGATCGCGAAGCCGGGTTCCAGCTCTACGCTCAGTGCGCCGTCCACCGGGTTTACCCGGACCTGCTTCTGGGTGATGATCGAGCCGTCCTGCTGTCGGAGCACGGTCGAGAACACCCACTGCTGGTTATCGGGCTGACCGGTGACGTCGCGGACGTCGGCGGTGATCGTGACGGTCATACCGGCCTCTCGTAGTAGTTACATGTCAAGCGGCTGACTCTGCAGGACTCGAACCTGCAACCGGCGGTTTTGGAGACCGCTGCTCTACCAAATTGAGCTAAGAGCCATTGGCTCGGGCGACGGGATCGGCCCGCATCTCCGGGGTTGGACTCCCGGCGTTTTGATTGAAACTACGCCCTCGTATGGGTGAGCCCGTTCGGTCGGTGGAGCTCATACCGGCCAGGGGCGACCGCTCTTGGTTACTGGCTGGTCTCGCCTGCCTGGCAAGTAGAGGCCCCGCCCAGAGGCGGCGTAACAGCTGCGCGAGGCTGAGAGACGCTTAGGCGGGGTTTGCAACGGTTCCTGAGCACCAATACCGCCGTCGTCACGGCGGACCGCCTCAGTCGGGACGTTGCGCCCGGGTCTGTGGTTACTTATCCTGGGCGTGTTCGCAGGACAGGATGCCTCTGCGCTCAACCTCGTGGGCTGAGATGGTCACGTATCCGGCCTCTTCGCTGTCGCCTACGAAGATCGGAACCTTGACACCGCCGTCCTTGAGGAGCACCAACTCGCTCCCTACACGAACGGGTACTGTCTTGGCCTTGATCCAGGAACCGGGGACGGGAGCTCCGGAGCCCCCACTGCCGGACCCGGTCTTGACGCCCGTCCGCTTCCCGGGTTTGGGCGGGACGATCTCTTTGACGTGAGTCCATGCAGCCTGGTTGAACGCCCCGATAAGCTCCCCGTCTTCGTCCCAGATTCTCAGAGGCTGGTTGTCGTCGACGGTGATGTAGGACCCGCGCGGGTATTCGAACGGTTCGCCGTTGCGGTCGTAAACAGTCACTGCCATGCTTTTTCCTTTCGACGGCAGTTTCTGACACGCGGTTACGTGTCAAGGCTGGTGGCAGCCCCAGCGGGGGAGCACCGGAAGGGGAGCGCTCAACCCCGCCGGGGGTGCCGGCTCTAGCTCGACTTCGGCTTACGGAGAGCGCGCTCGAACAGCTCGCCCATCGTCGTCACCGACGCATCCGGGCCGTCTGACTTGGTCCGCTCCACCTCGATCCGAACCCGTCGCCTGTCACCTTCTGAGACCAGAAGCGATGACAGCATCTGATTGACGGCTACTAGCATCTGCGACGAGGGCTTGGAGGATTTCAGGAGCTGGTCGGCGAAGTGGAGGGTGAACTTCGCGTAGTGCCAGTCCGACGGCTGATAGAGCGCGGCTTGCGCCGACTCGGCTAGAGAGTTGTAGAGGTCTCGGACGATCGGGTGAGGATCGGTGAGACCGAGCGGAGGGGACTTCACGGGTCCGGAGACTGGGAGAGTAGTGACCTCTCCGTACTCCGTCGTGTTCCGGCGAACTCGTTCGTCGGACCTCTTCGGGATCGGACCCGGCATGACGCCTCCTGGGCTCGGGGACGCCTGGTCCCTCCTAGTTGCTTCTACGCCCCGGGTGGCGGGGCGGTGGCCGCTTCTTCATCGCGCGCAGCTTCGCGCGCTGAGCGACACCTTCCATCGCGGACTTCCGCGCATGGCACGGTCTGCACGACGCCTGGAGAGGTGACTCCTCGTCGCGGTAGCGGACGTGATCGACCTCGGTAGCCATCCCTGTACAGATGTCCGGGTAGCGGATCTGGCAGCGGTGGCCAGCCGCCCGTAGAACCTCGCGGCGGATGCGAGGCCAGTCGGCCGGCAGCCGCTCACGGCGGTCAGATGAGTCCCAACTCACCCGATGACCGCGGACAGAGGTCCGAGGTCGGTGACCCAGACCGACCAAACCTCGTCGCCTTCCGGACCTCCGGTTCGCACCGGGAGGTCACCGAACTCATCTCTGATCCGCTGAAGCTCGTCGATCACGTCGGTGATCGTCAGCTGTTGTCTCTCGCCTCTACCCGGATCGGGGCAGGGCTCCGGCCCTGCCGCATGGACGGTGTTGCAGTAGTGGTCATGCGCGTACACCATAAGTTCCCTCCCTGGTGACATACCTGACAAACGTAACCCGCTGCGGGCCGCCTTCCGGGCGGCCACGGGTTTAGTGGTTCTGTTACGTATCTAGTCGTACGTAACGTACCCGGTTACGTAACCACTGGTTCTGTTGGTGAGTAATGCTTACGTAAGGTACCTACCCAGACCAACCACTGACCTCGGAGCGGCCCCCATAAGGGCCGCCCTCGGTCTGGTACCTCACTCATCGTTCGGCACCTACCCGGGCGACCGGAGGTCGCTAAAAGGGGTAGTCTCTCTCCGTTCGACTACCCCGACAAGAACCTATGTCGGGGTGCGGTCGCTCGCTGGAGCTCGCTCCCTTACCCCTCCATAGGTAAGGAACCCGCCACTTTTGCGTTTCACCCGTAGAATGTGACACACTTCACACGAATATCTTCCTACGCGGGCGTCAGCCGGCGACGGCTCTGCGGCCGTCTTCGCTTGTCTCCGGTGCTGTCTATCGATCCGCACCGTTCGTCCGTCTACGGGGCTCTCAGGGGGCATTACGGGGCCTTCTAGGCCCGCGCTGTTCTCTCCGTCGACTTCCAAACCCGTACACGATCTGGCAGCCGCA